TGGTGCATTACCTAATTCCTTAGTTTGTACATAAATCTTTAAACCCTTTGCTATTTTTTCCGCTTTAGTAGCTCCTCTCTTGGTAAAGTATGTCATAGATGATGGAAAATCTCCTTTAACTTCACTAAATGATTCCTTTGAATCAAATGAACTTCTTTTATCACCTATGATTCTCTTCATTACTAGAGCATGAAAGTGATCGTCAGCTTTTGCTGGATCCTTAATCTTTCTTTTAATATTCTGATGTTCTTTACCACCTTCTAATTTTTTATAAAGCTTATCAAATTCTGCTTTCTGTTTTCTGCCCATTGCGTTCTTATAGAAATCTTTTGTAGCTGTAAGCTTACGTTCAACCATCATGGTCATAACACCGCCACCTTTTTTAAAATTAATTTTACTTGCGCCCATGTTAGTAAATATATTTTTCATATCCCCTTGAATGCTACCCTTGAGATCGGTAATTCTGACTTCGTAACCTTTTCCTTTTTTAGTAATCTTTTTAATTACTTTTGGTGAATAGCCCGCATCTTTCATTTCTTGTTCAAGCTCATCTTTAAATTCATTTGGTTTTAATAAATCTTGTAAAAATTTTTCTTTTATTTCTACGTTTTCTGACATTACTCTCATCGCAAAAGAGTTAGCTTTCGCTACAACCTTTTTAGGTCCTTTAACTCTTACAACAAATTGTCCGCCTTTCATTTTTTCAGCACTGACTAACTCTAATCCTTTTAGTCCTTTAATTAGTTGTTTAAACTTAGTGACATCTGCTTTATCAAAGAATGTATATCCGAATTTCTTTTCAGCTTCTTCTGCAAAGTTACCAAAGTCTTCGTTAGCTAATCTTAGTGCATCTTTAACTACAGGATCATCTCCTAATCCACGTTTCATTTTTTCAATTTTTTTGTAAGCGCCAGTCATATTACCACCCATGTCTAATGCTATTTTAACAGCGGCTGATACTAGAGCTGATGGAAACTTACTTTTATATTTTTCGTTTAATTGAGTTCTGAACTCTTTAAAATTTCTCATTTTTTTACCCCTTTACTTTTGCGGCTAAGTCTTTATCAGCCTTGCCCCATGTTCCCGATGATTTAGTTACGAATGAATTGACTCGTGCCAATCCCCATTGTACTGGTGTAGTTCCAGGTCTGTGGCCTGTACGCCATGCAGCTACGCCTCTATCAAATACTTTCTTTAATATTCCATAAGGCATACCAGACTTATCAGCCTTTTTCTTAATAGCTTTCTTAGCCTGCCCTTCGTTTTCTACCATATAATCTTCAAATGTAAATGTTTCTCCATACATTTGCTTATATTTCTTTGTGTGTTTAGATGTTTTTGTTTTTGCTTCTTTATCGCCAGGAGCTGGTTTATATGCTGCTGGATTATCGTCATCCATTTTGGATTGTTTAGCAAATTGTGCATGTCTCTTTTGGTTAGTAGATTTTGCTAATCCTTTGTAATAACCAGATTTTTTAATCTTTTGCTTAACGGTCATTTTCTTTTCGTTCTTTTGACCTGGTGTAGCTTTCTTATAAGCTTTAGTTGCTTCTGGTGAACCATATTCATGATATTCATTTACTGAATCCAACCAAACTCTTTTTCTAAATTCACCAAAATTAACTAATAAGTAATTACTACCTTTATGTTGTATAGTACCTACATTGCCATTTTCTTTCATTTGGACCTTTTCGCCTTCGTTAAATATATTTCCTTCAACATATTCTTCTCTGGTTTCAGATAATGTTGGTAACTCTACATGTGGTCTATGTGATTCTTTCTTTAATCCCATACCTTTTCTTACAGCGTTATATAAATCAGTAGCTAATTTTTGATTTGTGTTACTAGGTAATCCAGCAGAAAAGGCTGATACTTCTCCAAATTCAGCAGCCATTCTCATTTTAGATGCTGACATTCCATCAACTCCTTCTGAGTCTGGATCTCTTTTACCAGCTGAAACTACATTTATATAAGCTTTAAATTGATAAAATCCATGTCTGCCTTTAACACCATTGTACTTATTTAATAATTTTTCAAACTCTTTTACTCTATCGCTACCTGCAACCATGGTAATTTTAGTAAAATCTTGATCGTATAGCTTTACTGCTATATCAAATACTGTTCTAACATCTTTATCCGCCATAACATTACGTGCATGTTTAGGAAAAAGTTTACGTATAAACTTAACCTTGTCACTAAATGGTAATGGATTTTTCTTTTTGTCTTCAGATTTTGAGGCGTATATGCGATATGCACCGCCTTTTGATACTTTTTTGACTGTATCAAATAATTTTTCGTGGCCAGTCGTAGGTGGATTAAATCTTCCAAATACGAATGTTACCTCTTTTACGTTCTCAGCGAGATAATCGCTGAATGTTTTTAATGTCATTATCCTCGGTTCCCATTAGTTAGGATTATCCCAACCTTTTATAATATCTTTACTGAAATTATTAGTTGAGAATTCCATTCTGTCAACTAACTTAACAGCACCACCTTCCATACGATCTATAGCTACAAAACCTTCTGGGTTGGTAACTTTAAATCCGGATGTTGTTTTTACAAACGTTCCTATATTTGAAAGTTTGTTTAGTTTATTTATAAGAATTAGTTTGCTATCAATCACTAAATTCTGTAAATCAAACACCATAGCTAAACTTTTTATGTTTTTCTTATTAAAAAACTTTAATAATTCATCACGATTATTTATTTGTTTCTGTTTACCAGGCCTTGAACTTCTTTTATCAATTTCTTTTGCATATCTGTCAGTTACAAACCTTATTAAACCTGTAGCATGTTGTCTAGTATTTGAAATTCTTTGGCCTTGTCGTACCTTTTTATTATTGTAAATGTTTATTATTAAATTTAATTCTTTATTAGATTCTATTTCTTTTAATGTCTTAGCAGATATTTTTCTAAATATTTTACCAGCATTAGATAAATTTGTACTTAATGTAGTTGTCTCTTTTTTTGTAAGTGTAGCAGTACCCGATAAATCTGGTAAAGTTGCATCGACCATCCAAACATCTTTTGATGAGTTTAATTTTGATACAATTTCTTTTCCAAATTCTGCAGTCATAGTTTCAAAGGTTGCACCTTCATATTTAGTGTGCCATACAATACCTATTTTAGCAGCACTTATTTCTTTTTCTAATGGCGTACCTTTTGGTACAGCATATACAATTGTATTAGGATGAAAAGTAATATGATTTATGCCATTTATTTTTTCGCTTTTTAGATCTTTAGCTTCAAACATAAAGTCGCCTTGTATAACTCCTGTTATACCTAAATCTTTTAAATGATCATACGCTAATTTTAACTTAGAGTTAAGGTCTCCAGATGTATCGTCATCAATGTCATCATGATTCTTATAAATTTTTGGGTTAGCATTGAATATGCCTTTTTTTGCTACAAAAAATTCTCCATCTTCTGGATCTATTCCAGCAAATACAGCGGGGGCCCCGTCCCACTTTACTGTAATGTCTACAGGTGCTTTGACATTACCAGATAACATATCCCTCAAAGATCTAAGCGCTAGGATAGCTTGGCGGGCCCCCTTTACTCCTCCATCAAGAATTAAATCCTCAATATGTGTCATGTGAGTATTTTTAGATTCTGCTAAATATTCTGTTAATTTCTTCATGTTAATTTTGCGTGGGCTGCTGACCAATCTGACATACTTTTAGCAAATTTTAATAGTCCTGCAGCTAAACTCCTTTGTTGATCTTGTGGCATTTTATTAAATAACCACACCATTTCTATTGTTTGAAATCTAGAATTAATCATAGATTTTCCTTGATTTTCTTTCCAAGCCACATATTTTCTACCAGAAGGTCGGCCTCTATTTAATTCTTTTAAAAATCCATTTACGCCTGAACTAAAAGCTCTTTCGTATTCACCCAGTGTAGTACCTTTTTTATATTTGATGCTTCTCCATCGTCTCATTTTCTTCCATTTCTTTTCTACAGCTTTAAATTTCTTTAATCCATTCGCTGTTAGAGAATATTGCTTTTTGTTTTTATCCCATTTTAAAATATTTGGTCCACCTGCTGCTTTAATTCTATCTGCGTATTTTCCTCCAGACAATGTATCTATCATTTCTAATTTTACTTTACCTTGCATCGCATTTTTACCTGTAGCTTCTCCTCTAATCATTTCATTATCTTTAGCCTGGAATATTCTAAAATATAATGAGAAATCAGCTGGTATGCCATCTCCTAAAAATTCCATGTCGACACCTAAAGTAAAGTTTCTGCCAAATTGTGATTTTATATCTTTTACATTTATTTCTGGATTTTTACCTACATTCACTAGATCTAATTTACCAGTTCCTTTTTTAAGAGAAACACCAATAATGCCATCTTCATTCTCAATAGAGTCAAACAGATATTGATTTAACTCATCAATATTATCAAAAGTAGGTGTATCCTCATAGAACACCCAAATATCAGCTGGATTCCATTTATCCTTATCAGGTGCTTTACCACCAAATCCTTCTTCAGCTTTAAATAAAGCTTCAGCTTGTTTCCATATATCAATGTTTGACCTATCCATTTCTATGGATATTGGTTTTTTTGTAAATTTTTCTACAAATACAGAAGCTTGAGCTAAATGAGAATCAAACCAATCTTCTTTTTCTTCCAAATAATTCATTAATTCTCTGGCGTGTGTAATACCAAATTCTTTACCAGATTTATCTACACATATAGAATATACTGATTTTTCTAATGCAGTGGATTTTATTTCATCTTTACCATCAGCACCATCGTACATAGCTGAAATTACTAACATTAAAGACTCTTCGTTTTTGTCTGTCGATTTAGAACCTCGACCTGCGACAGGATTAGATAGAGTAATATCCATAGATTTACCATCTAATTCAAAAGAAAATAAATCAAATTGAGATGATTTATTAGCACCCGTACTTGGTGGTACTATTTTTACATCTGAATCTGCTACTTTTTTCTTTAATAATTTTTTAAATTCTTGGCTAGATAATTTGCCAGTATTCATTATTCTACCGGCATTTGAATGAGTATCTAATCTATCGTCTAAATCAGCAATTTTTTGCTGTAATGCCTTTTTGGTCATTTCTTTTAAATGAGATTTAAATCTTTTCATATATTTCCTCTATAAAAAGTATATAAATCTATTTATAAGTTTTTAATTGCGAAAATATGGATTAGGTACAATATTCCCTTTCTCGTCAAAAGATATTACTTTATTCTCATGTAATATTTCAAGGGCTTTTTCTGTGCCTTCTTCAAGACCAACTTTTTTACCTATACCGTAAGATTGCCATGCACAACCAAATGTACATATAATAAAAATTATAAAATAAATTTCAAACATTAATTCTCTCCAATGTAGTTTCGTATTTCTTATCCCTCATTCCCATTTCAAAAGCTAAAGCCTCTTTCAATGATTTAAAAATAAATTCTGCAACTGGTTCCTTTTCTCCAGTTGCTATAACTTTATATGCTACATTAGCAGGATTACCATTGAGATCTTTCATGTATGTAGACATCTATTCTCTCCGCATATTTTAAAGGTAATTCTCTATCATAACCTCTAAATCCTTTATCGTCCAAGATAGAGTATTTAGTTCTAGGTCCTCTACCGTGTAGAGTAACTCTATATCTTGGCAATTGTTGAGGTGGGTTTTTACTATAACCATACTCAAATCTATTTTTCATTATTTTTTCTTTTCGTTTATTGAGTTTATTAATAGATTTTACCGACTTTCTAATTGTTTCTATCTCTAACATATCACCAGCACTTTTTGTATGTGCAGTCATTACATAAGCATCTGTTCTCATATTAATACCCCATTGTATGACATGAGTACGCAGTATCACAATCAATTGTACCACATACACATTCGTTTCTCTCAGCTCTAGCTTGTGCTTCGAGCTCCTCTTCCATAGTCGGTGCTCCGACCATATCTCTTATATCAGCTTCATTCATCTTGACATCTCCTCAAATCTTTTCATTACTAAATCTTCTCTAAATTTATCCATGTCTGCGAACGCAAAGAACTCGTCCCATGAATCTGAAGCTGGTGATGCTGACCCTTCTGGTCTATCCAATACTTCATTTACAACTACTATATCTGATAGTTCGTTGACCTCTTCAGCTATCTGTTCGAGGATTTGGTCATTTATTATATTACTCATTTTTCACTCCTTTTTTTAATATATAGTAATTGTACCAGGTTTAAGCCAAAATGTACAGGGTTTTTTGCAAAAAACATGCATGTTTTTTTGACAAAAGAGAGGGCCCTTTCGAGCCCTCGTATAATATAAATTATATATATTAGTCACTTCTGACCAGAGTATATACACCCCAGACTAATCCTACCCAGGCTGCTATTTTGGCCAATCCGCCAAATAAGATGACTGATAAACATCCGCCGATTAGCAATAGTCCATCGTAAGATGTTCTCTCGCCTAGTCTAGCTAGAACCCAGTCTTTGACATTTAGTAACATGTCCATATATTTCTCCTATACTTTAAAGTCCGCATACGGATCAGAGCCTTCTCTGTCCCCGAACTTATTTATTGGTTTGTCGGGTATCATATCAGACATAATATCTGACTGAGCCGACTCCTCTACATCGTATAATTTCATGCGGGAACGATCTATACCAATTACAAAACGTTTGAATTTGGTTGGATCGTTATAACGATTTTTCAATTGTTTTACCATTATCTGCCCCAGCTCATCAAGTTCCTCCGTTGATATAAGAGCAAACATTAAGTCTGCTGTAGCTGGTAAACCAAATGATTCAGATGTATCCTCTAGACCGACATCAGTATTACTGAACCCTGACCTTGTAGTCTGAGTTGCCGATACTATCGGAACATTGAATTCGACAGCTAAGCCACGCATTTCTTCTGCGATTGCTTTGATGTACGAATAACTATTTATACTTCCACCGAGCCCTCTCATGCGGCTTGATGCACAAATATTTAAATAATCCACATAAATTATATCTGGTGCGAAGTTCTTTTTTAGCTTTAATTCGTTTAGTAAAGCTCTAAAATGGCCTGTATGAGCTGCACCAGTTGGGTACTCTTTTACAATTAATTTACCAATTGTTCCTTTTGCAATCTTACCAATTTTTGTATCGAATACATTTTTAGGTAAAGACTCTAATTGTTGTATTGGTAAATCCATAAGGTTAGCATCGATTCTTTCAGCGATACGTTCCTCAGCCATTTCCATTGTTATGTACAAAACATTTTTGCCTTGTTCTAGGACTGATGCGGCACAGTGGCACATAAATAACGATTTACCTACACCAGTCCCAGCCAAAGCTATATTTAATGTTTTATTTGGTAATCCGCCTTTTGTAATTTTATTGAAGTAATCTAAATCGAAAGGTATACGATTTTCTGTTTTATTATAAAAATCAAATCGGTCATCAGAATTATCGATATAATCATGGCCGATTTCTTGGTCAAAAGATACACCGAGTGCATCTGATAATATTTCTGGTATTGAGCCTTCGCTTCTATCTTTATCTTTGCCATCAATGATTTGTATACTTTCCATTATGGCATTATACACTGCTCTATCTCTACACCATTTTTCCGCTTCTGCGATAAGATACTCAGTATCAACATCTGATTTAGCTTTTATTTCATTGATTACATTTGTAGCTCCTAACATAATGTCGTCAGGTGCAGATATTTTACCAAGCTCAAGTTCTAATATTTTATCAGTTGGTATTTTATTATGCTTAGCTACAAACTTAACAATTAAGTCAAAGACTATTTTATTACTTCCTTCAAAATAGTCTTTTCTTAAATATGGTACAACTCTTCTACAAAACTCTTCGTTATGTATTAGATGATTTAATATGTGTGTTTGCAGTTCCAATCTGTGCGTCCTTAGTTTGTAAAGAGTCCGTAATTATATATTGCAATAAAGCACCTAGATAATTTTGGAACTCTTCGTTATTTGTTAAATCGTCAGGTTCACATTCTGCGGAGTCGTTTAGTTGCCAGTTAAAAGATAAAGTTGCTGTATCGTTTGCTTTATCTTCTTTGACTGAAACGGCTCCGTATGTGAATATAACATCTTTCCATTTTCCGGCTAATAATTTTATTGAGTAGAACTCACTTGCAGCATTTTCTACTATTTTAAAATCATCATCGGTTATATTATACAACATTCTAGTTCTCTTGTACAGTGTCTTCTTCTAAATCAATTTCAACATCTAATAATGGCTTATGGCCAATGGAATAATACGATTTTACAAATTCTTTAAAATCAGTTTCTTTAAAGATTGGATCCCAAAACTTTTTGGTCATAGTATCTTTTTCTCTAACTTTAGCTTCTGCTATTTCGCCAGTTTCTCTATCGACTCTAGCATACCAACCAACATTTGGTTTGGTTACATATCCGCCAGCTAAACCAACTTCTAACAATCCGCCGTAAGGTGCAATACCGCCTTCCCATGTAACTGATACTGGAATCTTGGATTTTTCTTTTACAAACCTAGATTTCTCTACATTAATTACAAAGTTATAGCCTTGTACCTGGCCTGATTTTTTCTGCTGTTGTCTTCCTACAATCCAGATATTATCCGCTGAGTAGTAAATACCAGTTCCGCCTGATACAATTGCTTTTGGAAACAATCCAATTTCTTGATATGTATGATTAACTGCAAGTAAAGGGATATTCTTCATAGTTAAATAAGGAGTGACCATTCTGAATAGCCCTTTTAATGCTTTAGCTCTTGACATATCAGCCACTGACTTTTCATTAAGTGCATCTTCTAATTCTTTCTTAGATGCTAAGTTACCAATTGAATCAATAACAACAATTACTTTATCGTCTCTTTCAATTGCATCTAGCTGATTAACTAAATCAAATTTTAGTTGCTCTACATCTGTAATAGGTGTATGTAATACTCTAGATGTATCAATACCGAATGCTTCAAAGTATGATTGTGGTGAACCAAACTCTGAATCATAAAACATTAATACAGCATCATCATGCTCTTTCAAATAAGCACCTGCCATTAGTAGGGCAAATGATGTTTTAAAATGTTTACTTGGACCAGCTAATACGGTTAAACCATTAGTTAATCCTCCATCTAAATCACCTGACAGTGCAACATTTATCATTGGTACATCTGTGGTAACATAGTCTTTATCGCCGAAATAAACAGAATCTTCTAGAACTTCCGTTCCTTTAATTCTACTATTCTTTTTTAATTTATCCATTATTGACATTATCTTCTAGTCCTCCTATCTGGAAAGCCTGAAGCTCTTTGAATTCTCAACTCTTTTAGATGTCGAGATCTAGCTTCGGCCTTTTTTCTTTTTCTTTTTTGGTTTGGCTTTTCATAAAATTCTCTTTTACGAACTTCTTGAACAATACCTGCTCTATCGCAAGCCTTTTTAAACTTTCTGAGTGCCACATCAAAAGGCATTGGCTTTGCTGGTCTTTTATCTCTAGGATGTCTTTTCCTAGCTCTTAAATCTATTTTAGGCAACGAAATCCTCCCCTGGTTCCCAACTGCATCCAGTTAAGCCTCCAGCTTTGAGTGCCTTTAATGTTCTTAATACTTCTTTTGCATTTCTACCAGTATCAAGTGCATTTACAGACACATGTTGAATAACTTGGTTTGGATCGATGATGAACGTTGCTCTATAACTTACACCATCTGTTTTATTTACAATACCAAGTGCGTGACTTAACCCTAAGCCACAATCTGCGGCAAGTGAATGTTTTATTCCACAGATTAGCTCGTTGGATTGTTTCCATGCTAATTTGCAAAACTCATTGTCTCCACTTAAACCAATTACATAAGCTTCATCGTTTAAAATATCCATTGCAGATATTTCAGTTGGACAAATAAATGTAAAATCTTTTGGATAAAAATATACGACATTCCAGTCATTTTTATTTAATGATATCTGGACAAGGTCGTTACAATTATCTACTCCCTGTAATGAAAAATCAGGGAATTTTTCTCCTACTGTTTTCATAGTTGTTTCCTCATTAATGTACTATTATACCATACTTCAGTCATTTTGTACATGGTTAAATTGAATGTTTTGTTCTTTTTCTCTATCGTCTCTTTCGTATTGAGAACGATAATCGTTATTAATTTCTATAGCTTTTCTTAATAAAGTTAGTTTATCGCTAAATTGTGAAAATGCAAATGTATCTTTTGGAAAACACGCTCCACCGTAACCTTGCTTACCATCAAATCCAGGAACTTTAGTATGTGATATACTTACTCTATCGTCAGCTCCTACAGCTTTAATTACTTTATTAAAATTAACATGACCATAACTATTGCATGCATCATATAGCTGATTAAAGAATGTGACTTTAGTAGCTAAAAATGAATTAATAGCATATTTAACAAAGCTTGCTTCCGCTTTATTTAAATAATAAGTCATACAAGGAGTACATAAGCTATATTTTTCATATAGTTCATCTAATTCTTGACAAGCTTGTTCAGTTCCTCCAAATATATGAAACTCTGGATTTACGAATTGTTCACATGCTGACCTTTCAGTTAAGAACTCTGGATTATAAACTACATTTGTTTGATAATATTTATCGATTATAGATGGTGTGATAGTAGATTTAATTACAATTAGAGTCTTAATGTCTCTTAAATCTTGCATTACTTCATCTAGTATCGATGAATCTATATCTCCATCATCTCCCATCGGTGTAGGTACACAAACAAATGTAAGATTAGGTCCCCAATCTTTTAGATTTTTTATATCTTCAGATGTAGTTCCATATATTGGATCTAATATTTTCTTTTCTACTTTAGGGTTACTAAATCCATAATCTACTGCTTTACCAACAAAGCCATGGCCTATTATGGCTATCCTAGTCTTAATTCTTCTTTTTTCAAACATTGTCATAATTCTTCCTCTAATATGTGGTACTGTGGATCCCAACCATATTCTTTTAAAATTGTAGGATCTGCACAAGTATGTTCTCTTTCGCCTGTAACTTCTTTGATTGGTAGATTATTATCTGGCCAAACTTTATTTGCCATATCAACTACTGATACTGGCTTTCCGTTACCTACATCTATTGCTTTATGCTTAGATGATATATCCCAAAAGTTTTCAATACAAATTTCAATAGCTGTGCATACATCTGTAACATGTGTCCAATCACGTGTATGATTTGTAAGATAAGTTATTTTTGGATCCTTTTTTAATAAAGCATCGTATAACATATCAGTTCTGCTATCAGGTCCGTAAACTGTATGAAACCTAAGTCCAATTGAATTTACCTCTTTTGCAATATGTTCCATTGCCCATTTAGTCGTTGCATAAGGTGATTGCCACCATTCGTATATTGACGATGACGATGCATAAATAATTGGTACATTTTGAAATCTACATGCATCGAAAAAATATTGCGATGCTACTACATTTGTTTCCCAATATTCTTCTGGTTCTTCATGCGATTTACGAACACCTGCTAATGCTGCTAAATGTATAACCATATCAAAATCAGAAATTTGTATCTGATAAGCATTTCGAATATCTCCTTGATATTCTATAATTTCGTATTTATCGCGATATAAATCTAAAAAATGATTAGCAATAAATCCTCTACGATGGAATTGTGTGCCAGTTAATAATATTTTTTTCATCATAAAAAAGCCTCCAAATTATTTTCGTCTCTCGTATAATCATACTTTTGAGCTAAATTATTTTGAAATAAGTATTTAGTTTCTATCTTATCTCTTTTATTATTTAGACAAGCTTGTACTTCAACTGCCATATCTCTAGCTGTATGAAATGGTACATTTTGGCATATATGATTATAGTTCTTTAGTGGATCAATAACTTCTAGGTCATCTGGTAAACCCATAATAGCTTTTGCTTCTGCGATATTTAAATATCTATCTTCAACTGGATGTGCTACTACTTTTGGTAAATGTACTACAAATGCTCCTATGTAGCTTACTGGTATAATTGTACCTCTAAGCATTATGTTACCACCACTAGCAATTTTAGCATCTTTACGTCTAGCTTTGGCAGCTTCTCTTTCAAACTCTTCTCCAAATCCATCCATCCACTCAGCTATCAATGAATGCCTATAACCCATTTTCATTAACCTAGATTCAATGGTAACTGATTTAGGTTCATGAGCTACTGATTTAGAATATTCAGCATGTGTCATTCCGCCCATGACTTCTTCTAGCATAAATCTATAATATGGATCATCTTTACTTGGTGTTTTTTTATTTAATATTTCAGTTTGAAAATTTGTTTTTACGCTAAGTATTAATTCTTGTATTGTAGGTCTTTCCTTTTTAATGAAATTTAATACTGGTACTTGATCGCCAAAATGTTCTTTCTGCCAAAAAAAGAAAAATGTTCTTTTACGATATTGTGGATTGCCATGTAATAAACTCTTTGTCAAGAAAATGGAGAAGTTGTACCCATTTTCTTGGCCAAGATGGTACAACTTCTCTCTCATGAATGCACCTATCTTTCCAGCTAGGCCTGGTGCATTCTCTCCCCACAGTACTTTCGGCCTAACCTGTTTTAGTACATACTCTGATGATTTTTCCATCCATTGGTTATTTTCGTTTTGTTCACCATGTGAATTATGATAGGTACTTAAACCAGCACATGGACATACTGACGATACAACGTCGACGTTTTCTAGTTTTATACCAGGGTTTTCATCTAGTATATGATAAGGAACATTATGCCCTTTATCCTTATAGTATTTAACTAAATGTTCTTCATTACCTGTAAATCCAGAATATGTCATTAAGTATTCTGGTATTTTACCATAAGCATCGTCTGATGCTAAAATTTCTCCACCAATGAGTGGTACTATACCTGCATGTTTCATCCTAAAAAGTCCTCGAGTGTAGATGCATTTTTAGCTTTTATAGCATCCTTATACGCTTTTGACCAAGATATAAAACAAGTAACTCGTTCTTCACCTTTCCATGGCCCATTAGCTAATACTTTAGTTTTTAATTTTACATAATCTGGGTACATTTCAGCTAATTGTCTGTGTACTTGATTACTTAATTCTACCGTTCTATATTCTGAACAACCGCCTTTTGCGTTAGTAGCTGATATAGAAACTCTATATCTTGTTGTAATTCTGTTAGCAAATCCTTGTGTTAATAGCTGTAAATTTGCATGGAAATCTTGTGAGGTTTGTAATTTATCCCAAACGATATTTCTTGGCAAGTTTTTAGAATCAAAATAACTATTCGTCATAATTCTTACATTGTTCTGATGTGGCCAGTATTTTAAATCTGGTACAACCCATGATGTTGAAAAACCACCATGATAAATTTGCTCTTCATCACACCATTTATTAAATGTGTCAAAAGCATCGTCATACTCTTCGTCCGTCATATCACGAGTTTCCCATTTAGTATCTAGATGTTCTGGTGCTGGACCTTTATATTTAAAGTATTCCATATCGTCATCAAGTACCATGTGTCTTGTGCCATAAAACTCATCCCATATCCATTGTCGTGTAGGTGATAAACCTTTTATAGACTCTGGTAATGGTAGAACTTTATCGCCATAAATATCTCTCATTTCGTCAACCTCATGCGGTTGAACTGTAAATTTAACTTTTGCTTTCCACTTATCTGGCAAATTATTATAAGTCTTTTGCTTATGTGTTCTGCCTAAAGTTGGTATAATCAAATGTTCCATATTATCCTCCAGCTGTCGCCTCTGCTATATTTCTTAATAAAAACATTAATCCTACTCCGTTTAGCATAATTAATGCTCTGTCTTTCCATAAGACTGATACTATCAGCCATAAAAATATACCCACTATGGATAGGTATAAATCATATATTTGCATACCCTCAACACCTCTAACTGACATTGCTACTAAAACAAAAGCTGATGCTATCCATTTTAAATACCAGTCAATTGTATATTTTGGTGTGGCTGATTTAAATATTCTTTTACTATTCTCTATTTCTTTTTGATCGAACTTTGTCATAAATTACTCCTGCCTCTTTAAACATATTTTCAGTTATCTCATTACTCTTTGACCATTTCATTGGTACACTATCATATTTTGCAACCACTCTTTTTACACCAACTTGAATAATACCTTTTGCACATTCATGACAAACAGGTAAACCAGTAATATACATAGTTGCACCTCTTAGTGATTGGTTATGATAGTTTGCGTTGTAAATACAATTCATTTCTGCATGTACAACTCTTCTATATTTTTCTTCTTTATTATTCCATCGTTCATCGGTGTCTTGAATACCACGAGGAAATCCATTATACCCAGTTGATATAAGTCTTTTGTCTTTGACAGCTATAGCTGCTATTTTAGTGCTTGGGTCTTTCGACCACCAACTAATTACCTCTGCGATTTGGAACCATCGCTTATCCCATTTATCCATAAAAACTTAACCTCTGAACTGAATCCTCTTCCCATTCAAAATATGAATTCTTAATATAAGATGTTAAAAGGTGCGTATTCCAATCTATTTTATATAAACAATGTTCAACATTTAAGGCTATGTCATTCCAAAACTTGAACATAACAAAATGGATATTTTTGTCAGCATCATATTCATCTTTAAACACTTCAACATCTTTGCCTATTGGTATTCTAATTGAGCCATCTGCATATCCTCTTTCATCTTCATTAACAAAAGGATCAGATTTTCCATAAAACATTTTACTCATTTGACTAAATCAAAGTGCCTCTCGTACACATGTAAGTTTTGTACTTGCCAATGGATATCACCTAATTCGCAATGTATTCCATTGTAGTATAAGTCTTCTTGTAATTTTCTTAACACATATTCTTGCCAAGCAAAATCATTACGATAACCGAATATCACATCGTTAGAACGCATTTGAACTACGCAATGTAATTTATTATCGCGAATATAATATGTTACAGCATTAGTGCAGATAAAATCATTTTTACCATTTTCTTTATACTCATGCCAAATGCTTGGTCTTTGATATATCATAGAGCCACGTCTTGAGTCTGGATTTGAAAGCAATTCTTTAAATACTTTATCGTATTGCTTAAAATACTTTTTGGAATAAATTAAGTGGCCATAATTAGAATTAATTTCACCATGTTTATTTGCAGAATATTGCCAAGCCTTTGGTGGATTATCATGGCCGTATATATCATAAACATTAGTTGATTGTCTTTCGTACCACATTAATTCTTTTTCTATATAGTCTTCGTTTGGTTCACCAAATATTGCAGGTTCATCTGCAATAAAGGATGCACCAATAATTTCAATAGTTTTACAACCGGTTTTATCGATTACATACTCTTCGTTATTAAGAGCATTAACAAATATTTTAGCTATATCTTTAGTATTATTCATGTTCTTCCTGGACGTTATACATTGCAGCACCAGCTGTTGGTACTTTATTTATTGGTTTATTAAATACATCTTTGTTTTTGACTTGGCCAGGAATGCCATGTCTGCAATATGCAACGAAAAATGATGTATAATTAATTAAATCTTTACCTGAGTCTTCGAGTGATTCAAAGTTTGGTTTATAATCATCTGATTGCATTGCTTCCATAACAGACAACATTCTTAGCATTTTTGCATGCATAATGTCGTGAATGGTAGTAATACCATTTGGATAATAATCTGCTTGAGTTATCTTAGAATTTGGATTCTGATAATCGTTAGATTTTTTTGTCTGTAGTTCAGCACACTCTTGTAAAACTTTTAATGATTCTTTCATATCAATACTCCATAATTTAGTAATATTATACCACGTTTAATTAATAATGTACAGGATTATTTTGCTATTTTGCAACGTAAATTAATCCATCTTTTTCAATTAGCGCAGCTCTGTTCCAAAGATGACCTTGTTCGGTATCATCTTTAGATTGTCCATAATAAGGAACAGCATGGAATTCATCAATCTGTTGTTGGTTTATACTATACTTAGAATCTCCAATGAATAACTCTCCAAGTATTCTACCAAACTTACCTTTATCATGTGACACCATTTGGATATCTTTACCATCCAATATTTTAATTAAGTTAGCCTTTGATGCTTTACCATAAAACTTTTCTTCTAAATTACGAGTACGAGACTCTGGAGTATCTATACCCATCATTCTTACTCTTTGTTTTTTGTAAACCATACCAAAACCTAAATCAACATCAACATCTACTGTATCGCCATCTACGACTCTTGTTACTTCTACTTTATATCTATACATATTTTCCTTTACTTATAAAATCGATGATTATCGATTTGAGTTACTTCTTCCAATTCATCTGCCCAATATGGATAAATGTAGTCTGCATGATACCAAAGAGCTCCTTCAGTGATATCTTTATATTCACCCGTTAGAACTAGGTCTGCAATACGCAAAGATTTTATCCATGTTACTGAGTCGACTGGCTCATCAGATAACCCATCACAATACCAACTAAATTGGCATTGATTTCTAATTGGGACTACATTTCCTTTCCAATTAACTTTAGTTTTTGCTTGATATATTACATCACAAATTTCATTAGGAAATTGCAAGTCCTCTGTTCTATTTATAACAACATGAGCTACAGCTAATTTACCAGCAAATGATTGATTTGCAGCTTCAAAGTAAATGTTCTGAGCCATGCAATATCTGTCCATATTTGCGTCCGATGCTTTCATCTCTTGAGTTAAAAACGCTAACATTAAAGGCATACTAATTATCATAGCTATCTTTAATACATTATCATAAAACCATTTTTCCATATTATCTCCTACAAGTTATTCCTAAATACAAATTCAATAGCTCGTTCGGCCTCTCTAGCAAAATCACGTTTGTGATACCAGCCACCAGTATCGTTATCTAAATCTCTACAAAGATATTCTATTTCTTTTGCAGTAATTGGATAGCCTCTGGACATTGCATTACCAGCTGTAGATACCATAATCTGATACATTTTAGCATACCAGCCTGAACCTTGAATTGCTTTATATTCTTCAACTTGTGTTTTATTCATAAATGGACAATCTGCATAGCCTGTCCAAGTATAGTTTTTATTATTTAATTGACCTTTACGATGTTCGATTAAACCTTTCTTAATTGCTTCTGGTAATTTGTCAAAGAAAGATTCGTTTGGTACTACATACTTATGTTTTTCCATTAGAGCATCTGGATCTATTATTGCACCATCATGTGAAAAAATAAAGTTAAATGCTTTCTTATATTTAGCTGGAATATAATACATACGAGATAAATCTTTTGTTTGTGCATCGCCAATATCGCCTATTTCTTTATTTAAAGCAAACCAAAAATGTTTAATATTACCAGCTTCTACTTCTTTTGTAAGTGGAAATACTAAACGAAACTTTGGATTTTCTTTGGTTGATGATGCTGTAGAGTAACAAACATATTTGTATTTAGAATACTTTGCTTCAATATCTTTTATATCGCCTTCATAATCATCGACATCAATTGCTGCCCATGATGCCCAGTTAACGACATGTGCGTTTGCTCTGGTTGTATCTGCTACGTATGTAGCTGGAGATATAAGTGGTGCATCTTTTTTGTTTGGATATTTTTTAGATTTAGATAAGCTATATAATACTTTTTCAAACTCATCGAATGAAGTATAATCCATACGCTTTTCTGTTTTGTTATCGTATATCGAATCAAATATTGTCAAACTTACCATAATTACCTTTGTGTGATGGAGCCTCCCAGTCATCTGGCTTTACTAAATCAGGTACACCTAATGGATTAGGCCTTGTTGATTTTTTGCCAACTTCTTTTTTCATATTTGCTTTAAGTACTTCGTCCCATGCTGTATATGGATCGATGTCAAATGCATCGAGTGTTCCAATTGCAACAACGCATAGATCTATAAGACCATCAACGATTTCTTCTGAATCCATATTACATAATGCAGCTTCTGTTTCATCTAGTTCTTCCCTTAGGAAGTCTATTCTAAACTCTAAAAAGGCTCTTAACTTGTCTGGATTATTTTCAACCCATTCACGAGTCTTATATTTTGTTTGCATCTTATGGATATCTTCTACCCAATCTATACTCATGTTACTATCTTCTGTTCTGGTACTACAATTCCGCTATCTAATTGTCTTTTTATATTACTGATTTGTTCTACTAATTGTGCAATTGGTTTAACTGCAAATAAAACATGTTCAGCTTTAAGTGTTACACCAGCATGTGCTTCTGTGTATGCCATAAATGGAATGAATTGTATTTTACCTTCACCGCCTGGCAATAAATTAAATGCATTGCTGATAGTATAACTACCATCTTTATTTTCTACTACATCTCCGACAATTTCTTCGCCGGACACTAATCTTACTAATTTCATTTTTGTTTCTCCGTAGGTACTATTATACCATATTCAAGTTTAAATGTACAGTGTTTATCCAAAGAAATCCTCCAGGGTAGATATCTCTTCCGATGACCAGCCTACTGCTGATAGTATCGGATCGATAGGATCCAGAAATGTTTTTTGGAACTGTAAGTCATAATCAATATACTTATGTAAGTTAAATTCTTCTGGTAAGTAATCAGGGAATGCAATTACATTTTCATGTATACGATTAGGTTTTTTCAAATAGACGAATTTAATCTTTTCGCCATTTTGTATTTTTGTGTACTTTTTATTTAATGATAAGTCATTTATTTGGCTATTATACAATAATGCACCTCGTACATGTATTGGTGTACCTTTTTTATAGATACCATCAGTGCCTTTAAATGTACTTACTTTTGATATACCTCGTGGGAATGCAATCTTATGTGGAGGTAAAGTATTAAAGTGTTCTTTAAATTGATTAATAGCTTTTTGTGTTTCTGCTTCTGAGCCAGAAATAATAACTTTAAATATTTCTTTTAGTGCATCACGACATGGCTCTGGTGTCGAAGATTTAATAGCTTCAATACCCATAATTTTTAGTTTAGGTGTTTTATATCTTACGCCTTCGTTATCGTGTACATTTAGAATATATCTTTTCTTAGCTGTCCAGAGACCACGATCCGCAATAGCTTCTCGTTTCATAACCATCCTATTATCTATACCGCCAAGAATATTGTATAATTGGTCATATGATTTAGATAATACTGGCTCTAAATCTTTCTCACAGACTTTATCTAAAAAATCAATAGGGTTATCTGGTTTAATAGCTTTAACAATATCATCTAGGCAAACATACAAACTGTCAGTGTCGATGGCCAGTACGAAGTCTTTGTATGTATTATTATGTCGCAATGCTTTGTTGAGATGGGCATTGAGTGCATATTCGGCCCATCGTATAGTAAGCTGTCCGGTAAGAGTAATGGCTTCTGCAATTCGTTGGTCGAAGAAACGAAAGTATTTGTTGCCCATAGCGCCATAAAGAGAGTTAAGAAGAATCTTAATGGCCATTTGTCTATTCTCAGCGATTGATATATCTCTTTCAATTTTATATAGTTCTTGTTTATCATTTTTATCTACCTTTTCTTTAGCTTTTTGAGCGGTAATCATTTGTTGTTTTATACCAACTCTTTCGTTATACATCTCGTCAATAATCATTGGAACAATACCAACTTTATTTGTATTAAAGTATTGGCCGTTGGCGGCAAGTGCTTTGCCTTTATTGTCGAGTTTTTGTGAATGTGTGAGTACAGCTTCGATATCAACTTTGGTGACTTCGCCTTCCGCAATCGTTTCAGGTGACATATTATATTGCATAATAATAGACGGATATAGCGAGTTGAGGTCGAAGCTGACCACATTATCATGTATCCCGACATGTGGATCTTTTACATATCCGCCAGGATAACTGGATTTGGTTTTATCTTCTGAGAATGGTACTACGATTTTATTTTCGTGCAACTTACGGTAAATAATAGTATCCCAGATTGCAGTAGTACCAAAAGTGTCTTGGTAATTGACACCGCCTTTATAAGCGATAGTCATGGCCAAAGTAATTAATCCCATTTTATCTTCTAGTCTATCAACTAACTCTACGTCTTTAATATTATAATCAATAAACTTTTGGAAGTCGTTTTTATAAAGTGAGAATAAACTACCATGCTCTTCGTAAGATAACTTTTTCTCACCAAGAACAACATTGGCAATATGATCTAATCTGTATGATTCTTGTGCACCGTATGAGTAACCAAACTTAATGAATAGTTCCATATAATCCATCATAGAAATACCTTTTAATTCATAGGCAACTTGTGTTCTACCCTGTTTGGTTATTTCTCTTCGTTCGACCATTCCCCATGGCGATAATCTTTTAGCATATACTTCACCAATTAGTTTAGATATACGATTAATTAAGTATGGTATATCGAAGAACCTTGTGTTCCAACCAGTAATTACATCTGGACATTGTGAAGGTTGTGACCAATGAGTTACAAAATCAATAAGTAAGTTTGCTTCTGTATCAAACTTTTTATACACAACTCTGTGTGTTTTCATTAGCGATTTTTCAGTATCGTAACTGCCTAGGCCCCAGACATAGTATGTGTTGTCAATATTATTTTTAATTGTAATAGCTGTAATTACATTATCGGCACGCTCTGGCTCTGGAAAACCATCATCAGATTGAACCTCGATATCGATTGTAGTTACATTAATTAAGTTACGATTAAACTCAATATGTCCAGGAAATTGTTCGTTAATAAATGCTGATATGTAACGAGTGTTACCAAAGATATCTCTACCAGCTACATGTTTGTTACGCGATACCCATTCATTAGCTTCACGCATAGAATCAAAATTAACTTCACCAACTGGAGTTCCGTCTAAGGCTTTCCAATTAGTAGGTCGATTCGTTGATACATAAAGTGTAGGTGCGTATTTTACTTTTTGTTGGATTTTTTTTCCATTCTCATAACCACGATATAGCAACATGTTTCCATATCGCGATACATTTGTGTAAAATTTCATCATATAAGTGTCACCTTGTAATAGTATCTATTATACCATAGTTCAGTCATAATGTACAGTGTTAAGTGGAGTTTTTTGTGTTTCAATTCTGGGAATCCCATTTTCTACAGCGTGTCCTTCTAGGTCAGGCCTTACCTGAATTTTTTTAGGTGGATAGCAGCCACCATAAAGAATCTCGTTTTCCATATCGTCCCAACTCACTCCAAGAATTTCAGATACTTCATTGTTTCCTTCTGTTATAACCTCAACACAATATTTCACGTCTTAATTGATTTTAAATCAGTTATAACCAGGAGTTTCGATAAAGCTTCACATCAACCATCCATCTACAGCTTTTCCTCGATTCCTATAGACTATTATACCAGGTTCAACTAAAATGTACAGTGTTTTATGCAAAAAAATGGGGGTAATTTCTTACCCCCGCATGAATAGTAGAGTTACCTGGAATTGATTTCTAACCACATTAACATTGGTGCTAATCCTAAAATTGCTCCTGCCGTCAATGCCATTATAATTAATCCACCAAGGGTCTCTGCTAAATCTTCATACTTATTCATAAACAATATAATATGTTTCATAGCTGTTCTCCAGTAAAAAAGTTTATACTAATCTACTGAGTGTTCGCTGATACTAGCCTTTCAAAAAAGATTTTTTCTTTGATGCCCCAGCAGACCCTATTTCGATCTTCCTAGGACGCCTCTCTTCTGGAAGTTCAACTCTGGCATACACCACGAGTATTCCATTCTCTAAGTCGGCACCATCTATTACGACAAATTCTGAGAGACGGAAGCTCTTCTCAAATTTGCGGGATGAAATACCTTTCCACGCATATTCCCTATCATCAGATTCACGGTTACCCGTAATCTTTAGAATTCCATCTTTTACTTCTAGTGCGATTTCTTCTTTTGTGAATCCGGCAATTGCCATCTCAATTAAGAATTTCTCATCATCGATCTTCACAATATTGTGAGGTGGATAATTATCCGAACCGGATCGAGCTGAAGTGTGGATTCTTTCTAGTTCATCGAATAAACCTTCGAATCCTACGAATAGTGAACGAGGTACGTTCAAGTTAGTTCTTACCATTTTGCTTTCCTCCTATAATTTAGCAAGGTTAATAGGACTCGCCCAATGCGACATCCTAATATTATTTATACAAGTTTAATTTGTAAGTCAATAAAAACCTGTATTATTTTGCGACACCAAATTTTTTACAAACTTTTGGTATTCGCCCAGATTTCATAAGCTTATGAAATTTGTTAAATATTTTATGTGTTATCTTCTTTAGCATTACTGTTTCCTATGTTGTATTTAGGACACAGTTCCCAATGGGCTTTTTCTTTAAAAGGTATTACCTTTATCTGCCTCAATGGTGCTAGACTTTTTGCAGTCTCTGAGTTTACCATATTTACTAAGCCCCAGTCAGCAAGAAGTGTAGCAATTGTGTTCCTTCTTTCTAGGTCATTTTCCACAAGATTAGATGGCTTACCATCTAATAAGAATAATTCTTTAAAATGCACAATGAAATATCTTCCTTGTTTGTGCAATATGTGACATGACTGGTATAATTTCTGATCTTTTCTTGATGCGACTCCGATACGTGTTAGAGTCTCTCTGATTTTAAGAAAATCGTCAGGTTCGTTTAATGATACTTCCAACATATCTGCTGGAGACCAATTCTTTACTTCAATACTTTCGTTTTCCACCTTTATAAATCCTTCTGTTCAATTCTTCTATTTGTTCATTATTAAGTAATGACAATACGGATTTAGCTTTTTCATCGCTATATCCATAGTATTCTTTTACTATTTCAAGATTGGCTATCTCTTGTGGCTTTACCCACTTTGTAAACCTTTTCTTTTTCTTAATTATATTTATAAGAAAATCATATTGAAGCCGACTATCTAGATGATGGTTTAGATTCATCTCGTTAGCGTAAAGAATAGTATCTGGGAAAAACGATAGTCCTCTATTAATGATAAATGCATTATACTCTTTTTCTATAATATCATCAACCATAATATTCTTTTTGGTTGTGTTAATAGATTTTAAAAAGTCAAATGGATTCATTTTGTCATTAACCTATCATATACTAAATCATCTAATAATTTAGCTTTCCTTTTGAGTTCAATGTTTTCGTCTTGCAATTCCATCACTCTCATTTGTAAATCGTGTACTTGTTTTTGCATTTCTGCAATTTCTCTTTTTAACATTTCGTCATTTGATTTTATTATCATTTGAATTTAACTCCTGCCATAAGTTCAGTACAACAAGCTACTAAATTGAGCTCATGGTCTGAAACAAAGCTATTTTTGTACTGATAATCTGCAAGTATAAGAACCATTTGCGGTATGCTTTCTGGCACAACATACTCATTCATATTATCGTATAATTTTCTAAATAAAGATGCAGGATCTGAGTCTATATTATCAGCAACCCATTGTCGCATCTTTTTAAAGTCCTTTATTTTTAAAGAACTCATTAATTCATTTACTGATATATCGCTTAATGAAACTAATATACCAGAATCTATAACACCCGATGTGCTATATCTTTGCAATTCGTTTATTACTCTACGCCAGTCTGGCATATACTTCATTATAAGCTCAGCCAATACTTTAGTTTCGTATTTAATTCCTTCGTCATCTAATATAAGCATTAAACGAGCCATCATAACAGAGCATAAGCGTTCTGATTCTTTTTTAGGAATGTTGAATTCTACTACTGAGCATCTTGAATGCAATGGCTCAATAATTCTATTCTTAAAATTGCATGTTAATATAAATCTACAATTACCGCTAAACTCTTCGATAAAACCACGAAGTGCTGGCTGAGTAGATTGTGGATTAAGGTAATCCGCTTCGTCGAGGATAACTACTTTGTAGCCTCCTTGGAGTGAGACCGACGAAGCGAATTGCTTAATCTTATTTCTGAGTGTATCGATACCTGACTCTTCTGAACCATTTATAAGTAAATAATCTAAATCTAATTCGTTACATAAAGCTTTAGCAACTGTCGTTTTACCAAGACCAGCTGTGCCAGTCAAAAGCATATTGTGTAATTCACCTCCGTTAACAATTTGCTTAAAGGTAGTTTTTATATGTGCAGGTAATACACAGTCATCTATTGTTTTTGGTCGGTATTTTTCAACCCATAGAAATTCATTCACCTAGAACCTCCCATCCTTTTACAGTATCTAATACAAAACTTCTCCATGCTGTTTTGTCTAGTGACCATACAGCAAAGTTATCTGAGTCAGCATTCATATCTAATGTGACATCTACGCCTTCTGCTTTCAATACTGTTGGGTTAAGGGTACAAGGCATAACTCTGATTTCGCCTGTGCCTATTTTTTGAAATGTTACCGTAACGGTTCCATTCTTAAGTGCTGTTAATAATTGTTGTTTTTCATTTAGTTCCATAATATATCCTATAAAATAAAGGGGGAATTGCTCCCCCTTGTATTATTCGTCGTCTAAGACGACATCAACTTCTGCTTCTGCATCCACTTCAGCTACTCCGTCAACTGGAAGTTGTCCTTCCCCTTGTTGACCTTGTGCGTCTTGTGCTGCTTGAAGAAAAGTTACAATTCGTGACCTCATGCCACCAACTGCTTCTAGCTCTGGACCTTCAAATCCGCCACGTCTTGATACTAAATCAATGATTTGTACCATAGTCGCGATGTCATTAAGACCGAGTTGTGGAGTTTCTGGTTGCTCCATACCTTTTACTTCTTCAGTCATTTTCTTCTCCTTTGCAAAGTAGACTAATCTTGAAAGACCTACCCCATGTAGCATCTTTCATGTTATCCTCATAATTTATGAGAATACTTTCTGCCATATTATTTATACAGCAAAAGTGCTTGATTTCTCTAAAGCTATGAAATAATCTATTGGATAGTCGTTATTTGTCCAATTAGATATTAGCTTTGAAGAAATGTTAACAAAGTAATCGCCAGGTAATAACTTTAAGTTTGGCATATTTACCACAAAGTTAAAGTCTTCCTTACATGCGTTATCTCTGTCAAGTTCCATTTCAAAAGTATTTGAGGTCGAATCTTTTTCGTCAAATACTTTTGCAACTACATTACCGTTAGTTCCGGTAATTGCTAAATCACTGTGACCTAACACAGCACTAGCTTGTTTTAAAGATTTTAATTGCTCATCAGTTATATTAATACCAACTTCACAGTCAGGCATTGTAATATCTTTTGAAGGTTGAGTTAAAATTTCTGTTTCAGAAAAGTAATATCTTATTTTTTGTCCTGAGCCAGAGATAAGAAGTGACTTGTCTTCAAAGCTTAATACTGGATTTTCAATAAGATTATATACTGAAAGAAATTCGTTTAGGTCATAGATACCAAACTCTACTGGAAAGTCCTCTACAATTTCTGCACTTGCTAAAATTGTCTTGGCTTCCGAGATAGTTTTTAGTTTCTGACCAGGCTTAAACACAACGTTTGGATTAACCGTTGCAAAGTTCTTTAATACATTTATCGTTTCATTACTTAATTGCATATTATTTCCTTTTTTAATATCATATATTATACCATATATGCCTGTTATTGTACAGGATTATTTTCACTATCATGGATTGAAAGAGCAATTATAGCATAGTGTAAAACTTTCTGTAGATCTTTTCTTGCATCTACAGAGTTACCTTTACGTCCATACCTTTGTGCGTATTTCAATACATTACCAATTGCGAAGCCCATACCATGGCCACAGTCATTAATAAACTCAGTAGATTGAAATTTATTACGACTATAATGACTATCGTAAGTGCTATCAATATAATTATGGAGTTCTTTAATAAGATCTCCTTCATTAAACTTATAATTAATTTTACTCAATATTGTCTCCATTTACTATTGCATCAACTCTAGCATCAATATATTCGGCTCCGAGTTGCTTTGTTATTGCTATTACTTCTGGCAAAATCTTTTCTGCCTGCTCGAACGTTAGTTCTCTCCAATTTTGTAACACATAATTATGTTTATTATCATTACTTAGTTGTGCATTTAACCATTTGTATCTATATCCAAACTTTTTATCCATGTTTTCGTGTAGATATTTCTCTAGTTTAGAACCGTGTTTAGCTTCGACACTATCTGGATCTGAAGATGTAATTAAGTATCTTACTCTTAAATCTTCTAATGCGATATCGCCAGCTGATATTGCCATTTTAACTGGATGTCTTCCAGCTGGTAAAATAACTGCTCTTGTTCTACCGACTATATCTCTTTTAGCTGTGCCTATATAGCCAATATCTTTATGAATTAAGTCCTCTCCAATAGCTTCTATGTCTTTGGAGTGAGCCCATTGGTAACAACCATGTAGGCTATTACCATAGGGATCTGATGTTCCTGTATACTTACCATATTGTGTAAATAAATCTTTATATAATGGCATTGACATTGTTGGTACTTCTTCAGCAGTAATCCAATCTGTGGTATGAATAATATTATTCTTCATTATTATTCTCCGTTACAGTTGTTTCTTCTTCATGGACTAGAACTCCGGAATCTACTTTAGTGTATAAGTCTAGGAATGCTTCCTTAGTATCATCATCAAATCTTGTGATACATAAATCTATTGCTTTTAATCTATTTTTAAAGATAGCGTAAGATTGTACAATGTGACATAATCTTCTAGTTGAAATTACTTCATCAACTCCGTCATCATCAAATGTTTTTCTGATAATATCAGCCCATGTTGTTAGTTTATCAGCAAACTCTGGATCTTGTGTTCCAAATTTATCCATGTGCTTTTCTACTATTTTAGTTTCAATCTTTTTAGAAGGAAACTTTTGGTCGATAGATATAGTAAATCTTTCTAGGAATGCTTCGTCAATAATTGAAGCTGCAGTAAATCTACCATCGTCTGAACCTTTACCTTTTGTATTAGCTGTTGCTATAACATTGAAGCCAGGTGCTGGAGATATTGTTTCACCTGTTTTCTTAACAAGTACAGGTTTACCTTCCAATATGCCTTGCAGACACATAATTTTATTTGTAGCTCTATCAATCTCATCGAGAAGTAGAATTGCACCGTTTTCCATCGCTTTAAGAACTGGGCCTTTAGCGAATACAGTTTCTCCATCAATAAGTCTAAAACCTCCGAGTAAATCATCTTCGTCTGTCTCCGGATTTATTTGTACTCTAATAAACTCTCTATTGAGTTTAGCACATGATTGTTCAACCATAAATGTTTTACCATTACCTGATAGACCAGATATGTATATTGGATAAAACATCTCTGAAGATATTACTTTACTAATATCTTTAAATGAGCCCCAAGGTACGAATGTTTTATCAACTGAAGCAAAGGATTTTTCCTTATTTACAATTGATTGCATACTTAGGGTAGTATTATTCGCATGGGATTCTTGCCTTAAAGGTAAGATTACAGCAGATAAGTCATATTGACCTCTGACCTCGCCTTTAGTTTTTAATAATGGCATCCAATCTCTTTTAGCAAAACCTAAAGATTTTGCAGTATCGACAATTGTTGCCTTTCTGAATATAGATGTATCGGGATTATTACTCACCAATTTTTCTACAATGTTCTTAGTATTCACGTTTATCATAATATAAATTCACTCCTTTTAATAATTTATAGTTGTATTGTACCAGGTTTAAGACCAAATGTACAGTGTTTATTTGCAGGAACATGCATGTTTATGATGCTACTGCTTCTCCAAATTTTGTCATTAAATTCTTATTTGTCTTTTTGTTTTTAGCCATTTTTCTAAAAGCTGATTTTATTTGTGAGTCGGTAACTTCTTCATCTGTATCAATAAAGTTATCTAGCTCTTCATCTTCAATGTTAAAGCTGGTTCCTTTTACCAGGAAGAAATTATTATAACCTAAAGTATCTTTAAATTCTATACATCTGTTTTTTGTATTTTCTTTTACCTTAGCTTTTCTAAACTCTTCGTAATCATAATCACATTCAAAAACTTCTCTTCCTACTTGGTCACAGTATGCATCATGTATTTTTCTTCTGAATTGGCTATTGCAATCTGCTACAAAGAATCCCATAACATTTACATCATATCTATTTCTTAAGTTTTCGTATAAAGTTTTGGTTCCTTTTCTTCCACCCCATATAGCTAGATTTTGTCCATCAAGATTTATTTTAATTTGGCTATCCCAATGAGCTGTATCTATTTTTTCTATTTTTCTATCGTCTACTACTCTTAATCTGTTGGTGTCTCCATCAGTAATAGAAAGTAATGTAACTTTTTCTATGTTATGTTTATTTCTAAATTGTTTAATTAGTTTATGTGAAATAATTAATGCTTGATTTAAAGGTGTTGAACCCCAGTCTTCTTCTTTGCATTTAATCCAATCATTAGTACAACCTCTAGCATGGTCTGTTCTAGCATATAACCATTTTAAAGCATTTTCTAATTCTTTCTTTTTAAGACCACTGTGTATTAATTGACACATAGATAAGTCATCCATTTGTATATCACCATCAGAGAATTCTCTTTGAGCATCCCAACAGTTTGTACTAAATGAATATACATCAAATGGAATATTTACAGCTTTACAGAATAAAATACTGTGTATAACTTGCTCTAAAACTGGACTTAACTGATAAGACATTGACCCAGAATAATCTATTAACATAAACATTCCATGGTTTTTATCATCTGCTAGTCGTGTAGTTTTAAGGAATATATCCTCAGTTAATTTATAGTTATGTAATTTATTAACATCTAATCTACCCGTTTTAGCTGTAGATGCATGCATCCATCTGTGTGCAGCTTTTTTCTGCTCAAATTCTTTTACTGCAGGTTGAATAGCCTTTTTAGCTCTTTTAATATAATCTATAAACTCAACTTCTTGATTATGCTTTAAAGGCATTTGGTTTACAAAATTTTCTTCGACCCAATGACTTTCTGGACTATACATATTAAATTGCTTATTAAAATGAATTTCTCTTTTTTTCATAAGAGTATCATGATCAACTACATGTTTTTTCCAACCTTTAATTTCATTACCATAATGAAACTCTGACGACTCAGGGATTAAAGTTTTTTCCATATTTCTAAAAATTCTATCAGTGACGGAAAAATCTTCGTCTGAGTGTTCTGGGTTTGTGCTAATAATTGTTTGCTCTTCATCTTCCTCAGTTTCATTATCATCACCGGATTGGTTACCTGAGTTTTGCTGTTGTTCATCTTCACCATCTTTTGCCTCCATATCATCGTGACCCATATTAGATGTTGGGTCTTCATTATCATCATTTTCTGTATCATCAAAGTCTGGCATTTTTGGTGGATTCATTAAGTCTTCTTGTTTATCTTTTGAGTATGCAAGGATTTCTCTAACTACATCTAGAACTTCTGAAAATTCTTCTGTGTGCATAGTTTTTAGAAATAAAGCTTTTTCTTCGTCATTAAATGGTACATCTACCAAATTACCAATTTTAGCTTCTAGATTAATTTTATCTATTAATTTTACTTGGTCCCAATCAATATTATCGACATTACCGAAAAACTTATCAGCTACTAAAACTTTGTAGCCTCTTAACATTGGACCTATAAGACCAGGATAGTCTCTTCTAATTTTCTTTTCAATTCTAGCATCTTCTACAACATTAATGTATGACCTTGGACAACCTTCTAATTTTTCAGGGCTATCGTGCCAACCTTCAAATGGTGTGTATAGTGCGTGGCCAACTTCGTGACCAATAAGTAGATCAGTAACGTCTTTACCTTTATCTTTCCAAGCTGGTAAACCTAAAACTCTGTTTTTAATGTCGAACCAAGCAGTAGAATAGTTACCAGTTTTAACTGTTACATTTTCTTTTGCTAGTAATTTTGCTATTTGTGTATTAATAATTCACTCCTTTATTAATTTATATATGTATTGTACCAGGTCTCAGTTGATTTGTACAGTGTTTTCTGCAAAAAACATGCATGTTCCGTGACTGGTGGAGCTGATAAGATTCGAACTTACGACCCTCTGCGTGCAAAGCAGATGCTCTCCCAACTGAGCTACAGCCCCTTACCTAATCTTTGAAAAGTTTCTATCTTTAAAGAACTCTATTTTACTTCTAAATTTATTCTCTAATACATCGCCTTTATGAGATATGATGAATACATTAGAACCATCTTCTAGCGTATCCAATATTTTTGTAAGGTTATCAATACCGTCCATATCTAAACTTGAATCAAATGTTTCGTCTAATACTAATAGATTAGTCGATGCACTATTTTTCATTTTAGCTATTTGTCTCCATGTAAAGAGTAATGCTAAATCAATCCTTTGTTTTTCGCCTTCACTAAATGATGCATAATTAAATGTGTCTCTATGTCTTGATCTAATTGTTTCAGCAAAGTTTTCGTCTAAATGGAATGCTACAAAGAAGTCCAATACTTGCAGATACTGATTAATAAGACGATTCATAACTGGTAGGTATTGTTTAATTACTTTCGTCTTTATACCCGTATCTTTTAACATTTCGCCTATAACTTCATTATAAGTTCGTTCTTCTACATAGGCTAATTTCTTTTCTGTAGCAGTATCTTTTTTCTTACGCAGTGATGTCATTTCTTTTTTAGCAGTTTTAACATCTCCACTTTGGTTTTGTAAATTGTCTATTTCCTTTTGAGTTTTACCAACTTCTTTTTGCAATACAGCAATCTTTTCGTTATTAGAATTAATCTTTGTTTGCTTTTGTCTTAATTGATTTAAACTATTTAAGATTTCTTTACCTTCTTTTTCTAAGGTATTTACTTCTTTTAATAACTGAGTTTTTTGATCTTGTACGTGTTTAGCTTGTTCTTTTAATCCGCCTAACTTTTCAGCTTTAATATAGTCAGATATTTCTTGGTCGCATGTAGGACAATTGTCGTTTTCTTCAAAGAACCTAGCATCAGCAACAAGTGCATTAATTTTATTATTAAAGTCTTTATCGTATGCTTTCATATCTGACATTTTATCGTTAAAGAATTTATAATTTTTTTCTTCGCCAGAAATAAGAGTTGTAAGATTTTTTCCTAAATCTTTTGATTCTTCAAATATTTCTTTAATGTCGGTTTTATAAACTTCGATAGATTCTCTTTTCTTATCTATTTGTTCTTCGTTTAGAGATTGTAAATCTTTAATATATTTAGATTGGCCATCAATCTTAGCTTTAAATAAATCAATATTGTGATTAATATCAACTAAATCTTCTCGTATTTTTGCATTACGCTCTTTTAGTAATTGATTCATCTTACTAAATATATTAATATCTAATAGGTCTTCAATTACTTGCCTTCGTGACCAAGCTGGTAATTGCATAAATGGTATAAAGGAACTACTTCCTAATACAACTACTTGGTGAAATGACTTATGGTTTAGTTTTAAAATGTTACTTTCTAAAAACTTTTGGTAATCCCTTACATTAGATGCTTGGTTAATCATATTACCATTTTGCCATATTTCAAATTTAGTTGGTTTTATACCTCTAACAATTTTAAATTGTGAACCACCAATATCAAATTCTACTATAACCTCTGTAGCTTTTCTATTAATAGAATTCATTAATTGCTTTTTATTAATGTCTCTATGTGGTTTGCCAAATAAGCCAAATGATAAAGCATCAAGTAAAGTTGATTTACCAGCTCCATTTTGACCTACGATTAATGTTGTTGGTGATTTAGATAAATTTATCGTTATAGGGTCGTTTCCCGTAGATAAAAAATTCTTCCAGGAAACGGATTTAAAATGTATCATACTATATAGTCTTTCCTACTTTCTTTTGCGGTATACTTAGTACCTGTTTTTCTTCCATAATATTGTTCTTTTTCTATACCTTTAGTGCCTTCTAAATTTTTAGTTAGAAAAAGATATAATGTAATCATTACGACCCATATTATTGGTATAATAATAATTCCTTCCATCATACTACCTCTAAATTTTGAGCTTCTGTATAGAGCTTTCTCAATTCAACCTTAATATGCTCTTTATCTAAATCTGTTTCAACCGCTTCAACATAGGAATCTAATAAATGAGTAGTGTCTTCTAGTGAAATTTTCTCGTCTTCTACGCTATCACCTAAATACTCTTCAAAGCTTTCAGCTATTTTTAGTTCGTATGTATTAACGCTTTGTAATCTATCTACAAATTTATCAAACATGTAAAGGTCGTTTTTATTTATTACAATTAATTTAATGAATTTATTCTCAAATTGAGATACATCGACTTCATCGTAATTAACTTTTTTATCGTCATATATTACTTTCTTAAACATTGTGATTGGATTACGCACTGGCGTAATTTCTCTTGTTTCAGTATCTAATATATGAAAATACTTAGGGTCATCTACATCAGCCCAGGTAAACTCAAATTGAGCACCAAGGTAATGAACATTATCCCTATGTGATTTGGTATGAAAGTGCCCCGATAGAACCATTTCAAACCTTGAAAATACATCAGCACTCATACCATGAGCATTAGGTACTCCTGCCATCATATCAAATCCTTTTAGCTCTAGGTGAGCTCCAAGAATAGATGCATTACATTTCATTGCCCAGTCTGTATACTCTTGGTAATTGCTATTATTAATCCAAGGTATTACTGCGACTTTACAGCCATCGTAATCTAATACTTTAGGCTTCATTATAATATTTACATTTGAGGTAAAGTAACCAAGTAATTCTTTTAAACTGCAAAGTTCGTTTGTGTTCTTAAAATAAACATCGTGATTACCAGGAATAATATCCATAGAAATCCCAGCATCCCGTAAGGGTTCGAGAAAATGTTTTCTATTTTGGTTGAGAGCTTTAAAATTAACGAACTTACGATGTTCATAATAATCTCCTAAATGTAATATCTGTGTGATGTTATGTTCTTTTAAATATGGAAAGAATATCTCTTCATAGAATCTTTCCTGGTATTTTAAGAATATGTCACTAGAATTTCTGACACCACAATGTGTGTCGTTTATTATTGCTACCTTCATCTCATGAATAGCTCTAGTTTCTCTCGAGCCTTCTCCGCTTTTGCAAATTTCTTAATTTTGTTGTCTACCGCTCTTACTTGTGATATTCTTTGTTTTAATGTATCTACATAAGCCATAGTTTCTGCTGCCATTTCGTTATCCATACCAGCTTCAACAAATTCTTCAATACCCATTTTTTCAATAAATCTAAATTTTATGTCTTGTTGCTTCTTCTCTTTTGTGATTCTTCTAATAAAAGCAAAATAACAAATTTGTGTGAAATAAGAAAATGCGTTAGGCTTTCCAGTTCTAGTTGCTGTTTCCAAATTATAATTACCAATAGCTCTTAAGCAATTCTCTACAGCATCCATAACCATTTCTTCACGATAAGTATATCGTACAAAGTTTGGTCTGTGTGAAAGGCCTTCAGCGATTTTAATAAAACATCTTGCTATATAATCGGTTACCTTTGGAATAGGCTTACCTTTAGCTTCAGCTTCATTCTTATCACTGACATAATCTACTACGGCCAATGAGAATTCTTTATTGTTAATATAATGTGCTTTATTTTTACTCATTACTTTTCTCCATAATGTTCTATTATACCATACTTCAGTTACAATGTACAGGTTTATTTAATTTGCAAATAACACTGTACAAAGCATTAGAAACGTGGTATAATAATATAGCATACCGGGGAAGGTGGAATATAGATCTAGGCTAATGAATGGTCGGGTCATTTATCTCTTCCTCTTCCACATAGTCCTCATATACCTCTTCTCTGGCAGCATGTTCAGCCATTAAAGCATCGCGATAATTATCTAACAACTCAGATGTCGACTGTATTTTAGCTTCTGGTTGTTCTTTTTGTAACACGAAGTTAATGTAATTCTGTTGTATTTTTTCATCGATCTTAACTGATGCAATGATTCTGTTTTTCATAATACGAAATAAAGAAGCTTTACTGAAAGGAAACCATGGTGCAAATGTATAGCCACCTAGCATGTTCTGATTTACCAACACGGGCCTTTCAACTAACATATTAGTATCATTATTTTGATTAACGAGTGCCAACACTTCGTCGCCATTAATCATTTTAAAATGTCTTATATCTAAAGCTTTTTCTGTCATACAATACTATTTATAAGGGTACTTCATGAATTTCGTAATTAAATTTCTCTTTTGCATATATTTTAATTCTTACAGCTGCATGATTTAATGTATAATTCTTTTTAGATTTCCAATGCAAATCATCAGCTATATCAAATACTTTTGTGTCCATACCGTCTTTAGTTTTTCTTAATCCTCGGCCGATTGACTGAAGGACTCTAATTTGGCTTTTAGACGGTGAAGCAAATATAATATTATGAAGACGCCTAATGTTAATCCCTGTAGAAAAAGTACCCATGGAAGCAACAATAATGGCATTCTCTTGGGTCTCGGTAATCTCACGGATCGACTCTCTCGTATCGACGTCTGTTTCTCCTGATACATAAAACAGTTTTCTACCCTTTTCTATTTTAGTTTTTAAAATATCATGTAAAGGCTTTCCATGTTTTTCAACAAATTGGAATAGCACTAATGTATTTCCTTTTAAATCTGTAGCTAAATTAGCAATAAAATTATTACGAGGTTCATACTTAACTATAAAGTCGACCTCTTCCTGGTATTTAGATTTTGCCACCATTTTACATATATCATCTTTATACTTCAATAATAATACTTTAATATCTAAATTAGCTAGTGCACTTCTATCTATAAGTTCTTTGGTCGTAGTGACCTTATGCACAGGACCAAATAAACCTTCCAATACTAACTGATGAGTTTGTGTTCCATCTAATGTACCAGTAGTTCCTATTCTAAATTTAGCCTCCGTGCATTTTTCTAATATAGCTGTCAATGATTTAGCTTTAAAATTGTGAGCCTCGTCGCCGATTACCATACCATATCTTTGGAACCATTCGTGTTTCTCTTTATAAATTGATTGCCATGTAGTGATAGTAACCCTTTCCCTAAAGTTATATTTTTCTTTACCTGCATAAATTCTGTGGCATTCGGTTTGTGCATTCCAACTATCAAATTCTGAGTAATCAGCAAAGTCTGAATACATCTGTTCGACAAGTGATGTAGTAGGGACTACAATCAATACATCATTATCATAAAATTCTAGGTAATATCTTAAGGCTAGATATATGATTAATGATTTACCAGATGCCGTTGGTGATAATAAAAGGCTTCTAGATTTATTTAGCAAGAGCGAGAGTGCCGTTAGTTGGTAATCGCGAGGGGTTATACCCTCTTTGTTCACACTAAGCCGTATTTCACTTAAAAAGGCATCTATGTCGTGGTTTAGGTCCTCGTCAGGCCTTCCATAGAAGGCATCTTCTTCGACCGTAATTGTATAATTCCGTAGCTCTGCGAATTCCTTAAGATACTCAAAAAGACCTGTATATAATACCTTTTTACGCATGTCAAAAAGCCGTATTTTTCCGTCCCACATACGGTTTTTATATGCAGGCATGAATTTATATCCAGGTACATAGAAACAAAAATGTTCTGATAACTCTTGCTCTATGCTAGCTTCAGTAGTAATATGTAAGAACGCTTCGTTCTTTTTCTTTATTTTAATATCCAAGTTCTTTCAATCTTTCTTTAGTGCTATGTACATCACTGCACAAATAACTATTTATATACCAATTTATAAAATCACCAGCATATAGCTCATCGTACCAATCTAGGTTATTTACCAATCCTTTTAATTCTGTAAGTGATTGCAATTTATGAGTAGCCCAATGATATTCTGGCCAACCATAAGATATTATAGGAACATTATGCATTAAACATTCTATTCCAGCTGTGCTATTTTCTATTATTGCTACTTTAGTATGTGGTAATATGTCATGAATACTATAGTATCCTTTCATTACTTCTACACCATATTGTTCGCATAATACCATAAATTTTTTAGTAGGCTTATATCTAGGGTGCAATTTTAGTAATATATTTTCACCTTTTAATTCTTTTATTATTGCTGTAATCTTTTCTATATGTCCACCAAAACTATGCCCTGTTACACTTTCGTCATCTGGCATTTGCCCTATAATTAAGATATGATCCTTTGGAACATTTTTTGGTTTACGCCATTTTAACATTATAGAATCATCCCATTTATTAGATTTCTCATTTATTAGATTAAATATGTTATTAGAAAATATGTAGTTTAAAGTATGAGGTTCTTCAAAAGCAAGTTTAGATGCACTTGCATATCCTATTGTATCTATAGCAAAATAATTAGCTGAAGGTGCTGTTGGTTTAAATATTAAATTATTTTCTGTGCTTAGTTCTGATAAATGGCAGTGATTATATATGTTTAACTCTGGATTATCTGACTCAGTATGACCAAGCTCATTTAGAGCCTGTCTAATAACTTTTTCGTATTGTGTAAAATTAGAATGTCTATATTGATGTATCTTATATTCCACTAGTGAATTTTCTCCACTCAATCATATTCTTAATTGTCTGATGTCTCCACTTAATAGTGTCCATTATTTCTTTAAGTGTATCGCATATTTCTTGTGTGTATTGAATTCTAGCTTGATGCTCTTGTATCACTGGATCTGAGTCATAAAATTTATCCATATCGCCTTTTAAGACAGTGAGTCCATTTAATGGATCATAATCCCATCCTTTATCGTCCATTTCTTCTTGACTTAATTTGCCGTTATAATGCGACCATTTGTCCTTAAGTAGCACTTTAAATTCAAGTTCAAGCTTTTTTAATCTGAGACGATTAACGCTAAGTAATTCTAGGTATTTACCGTGGAGCTTTGCCGAGTCCCTAGATGATTCATCAAGTGCAAGATCCTTTATTTCAGAATCTTTTTTCCACATTTCTAATATTTGTTCTAATGTATTCATAATATCCTCATATCATATAGTATATATTATACCATAAGATTATATAAAAGTACAGGTTTATTTAAATTCGTATGATGTATATTCAAATGTTACAGTTGCACTTAAATATTCAACGCCTGCCTTTGTATCAAATTCTAATGCATCTAAAGCCGTTGGAAATATGCCATTAAATCTAACTTCTTTTGATAAATTACTATGACTATTAAGAATTAATAAAGTTGCATCTTCTTTGAAGTCACCTTTTTTGTTTACAAAATCGTGCATCCAATTAAATGTTTCTATATAATTTTCCAAGTCTTCAGTTACATTAAATGCTAATGTTAGCTCACCGAAATCTAATCTGTTACCAGCATCTGTTAGTGTTACACCACGATAAGGTAATTCGACTGAACCTAAACTTAACGATGGTAAACTAGCTGCAGTGCAGAAATATTCAATGTTAGGGAATTTCTGTCGGTTAATAGTAAATTGAAACCCGACAGGTGATAGAAAGTTTTTATTTGTAGTTAATGTTGCCATATATCTATTTATAAGCAAAAAGAGAGGGATCTAGGATCCCTCTCGTGAATCTGATTAATTAATCAGTGGCTTACACCATGATGTCATCAATTCTGAAGATTCTGAAGTATGGGTTAGATCTGGCTGTACCAGCACCTGTTGCACTTCCCACGAATGGGTTTTGTTGCATTCCATATCTTGTTTTGAATCCGATTCTTGGCTGGAAGTCGCTCTCGCCAACTGCTTTAACCATAGTTAAAGGTACGTATGGGCAATAGAATAAACCAGCGTCGTATGGGTTATTACCTCTGTAACCAACACATGCGAAATCAACGTTTGCATAAGGATCAATGTAGACCTTTAGCTTACCGTTAAGAACACCTGCGAAAGTGTTACCTGTATCGTCAACGTTTAAGTCTGTTGACAATGCTGGAGTATAATCCATTTGACCAGCTGCTGCTAGTGCTGAAGCTACGTCTGAAGAAACGATAACATAGTTACCTTTTCCACGTCTTGTTTCTTTAGCAATAACATTAGCTTCTCTTTCGAGTTGCATGATAAGACCTTTAAATCTTTCAACCATCCATCTACCATCTGAGTCAGTGTTGACATCGAAGATACCAGATACAGCTGTTGAAGATTGTAAAGCACCGATTTTTGCTTTTTCGAGAATAGTTCTAACTACTTCTCTGTTGATTTCCGCTAGGATCTCAGCAGATAGGATGTTAGCTAATTCGCCTTCAGCATCTAAACCGTGGATTGCTTTTAAGTCTTGTGCTAATTCCATTGTGTACTCAGCTTTTAAAGCTCTTGACTTAGCTTCGACAGTTGATTTCTCGATTGAGAAAGCCATCTCACCGAATGAACCGCCGCCTGATGCGCCTAGTCCTTCAGCAGCTGCTGTAGTCATACCTGTACCGAATGTAGATACTGTGTCAGTATTATCAGTAATAGTACCGTCTGTATCTGCGTCTGTAACTCCGCCTAGACCTGTTGGGCCGCCTGCGTCGTTCTGATGAGTTCCTGCTCCTGAGAAATCAGTATCAGCTTCATCAAGACCTAGAGCTTCAGCACCAGCTTGAGTACCATATCTTGCTTTCATTGCAAAGATTAAACCTGTTGGTCCAGTCATTGGTTGAACACCACAGATATCGTATGCAATTAAGTTTGGCATTGCTCTTCTAACAAGAGAGATTAATACTGGATCAAAGTTATCGATACTTGAACCTGTTGCGTTTGCAGCAACCTCAGATATCATATTACCTTGTGAGTATTGAGCTTCTTGTCTTAGGGCAACTTCTTGGTTTTCTAACAATCTAGCTGTTACGCTTTTCTTGTATCGATCCTTAATTTCAGGTGCACTATCGTGCTCTAAAACAGGACCCCATTTTTCCATTAAATTTGCGTCTGCATTAAACATTTTAGTTTTCCCCTATATGTTTTACTTATTAAATTTTGTTATAGCTTGTGTGTATCTAGTCATAGAATCTGACATATCAACTTCTTGATTATCTTCTCCTAAGAGACTGTCTACTTCGTCAACTGATTCGTTAACTTCTTTCTTGAAGTAAGATTCTTTAACAGTTACTACTTTCATTTCGAAATTTTCTTTGTTATCAAATTCTATATCTTCAACTAAAGATGCTAATTTTTCAGCTTCAGTTTCAGCAAGCCCTGAAGATGCTTCTCTTACTACTTCAGCTCTCTCGTAAGATTGAACTTTATTAAATAGATCGATTGAATCTTCTGTGGATTTATTGAGTTGTTCTTCTAGTTCAGAAACCTGTGAATGTAAATCTTCCACTAGATCATCTTTTCCTTCTGGAACTTCAATATAATGTTCCTTGAATACTGTTTGTAATGAAGACATGAATTCTTCAGCAATTTCAGTTCTTAAACCTTCAGTTACTGCTATTTCATTTTCTTTCATCCAGTTTTCAACTACATAGTTTAGGTATGAATCTACCTTCTCGACTAAGCCGTTCTGAATTTCAGTTACTTCTTCTTCGAGGTTTTGCGCGTATTCGCTTTCTAATCTATCAATTTGAGCTGAAAGCTTAGATGTTAATACTGCTTCAAAGATAGCTCCAGCTTTTCCTCTGAATTCATCAGAAAGTGTAGCTTCTTCTGCAACTAATGCATCTAAATCTTCTTCAAAGTCAACTGATTCAATTTTAGCACTAGCATCGCTAGGCTTAGCTTTAATTGATTTGTCCTTTTCAGGTTTTACAGCATCAATAGCTTTCTTAACTGAACCGTCATCTTCGGATTCGTCCATTTTTGACATTTTAGCAAAAAGTTTTTGCGCGTCTTCTTTTCTAGCCTTTTTAAGCATTTCGACAGCAGCTTGAATTACACCAGCTTTAGTTTTTGGAATAGTAATTTCTTTGACTTTGGATTCCTTTTTGTCGTCCTCGTCTTCTTCCTCTTCTTCTTCCTTACCGTGCATTTCAGTAACTTCTTCAGCTTCCGCTTCTGCTTCCTCGTCTAAATTCTCATTTTCAACAAGCTCTTCAGAAACTTCTTCGCTCTCTTGAAGTTGCTCCTCTTCAACGCCTTCGACTATTTCGTTTTCTACTTTATTTTCGTCGATTGACATAATTTTTCTCCCTTAATTAGAGTTTTTGAGTTTAGAGAGGAAATTTTTGAAAGCTCTTATTTCGACGGCCGGTCTAACCGACGGTCTAGCTTCTTTTATTTCAGTCTCAATTCTTTCAATTTCCTGTGGAACTAATACGCCATTCTCCCATATCCAATCAACGCCTTCCATTATACCATTGACAAAAGCCTCAGGAGCACTAGGATCCTGTACTATATCAACAGTGGCTAATAAAAAGTCGTCATTCACGAATGTCGTACCTTGTTTCTGCACAAGACTACCCATACCACGACTTGATACTCCAAGCTTTACACCGCCATCGAGCAAACCTTCAACGATTTGTCCCATAGGGGTTTTTAAGATTGAAGCTTTTCCAATAACATCACTTCCCTCAAATCTGAGATCTGTGATCTTATGTGAAACTTTATCAAGATTGATAGTCGGTCCGTCAGGGTGATTTAACTCTCCGACCGCTCTACCAGTCTTTACTTGTTCTGTAACGTATTTATCTACGGCTTTTTCTAAGATTTTTCTCTCATAAACTCGGCCGTTACGGTTTTTCTTATCTGCTTGCATGAATACGCCTTCAATTGCAAGAGATTTCTTACCGTTTACTTTTTCTTCGATAACTTCTAAATGGCTATCGTTATATTCTGCTATTAGCTTCATGTTAATCCTCTAGATTAATCTTCTGTTTCCTCTGGCTTTTTACCAATATTAGATGCTATTTCTATCTTCTTGGCGTCTAAACCTTGTGAAATTTTATCAGCCATTACTTTATCAAAGTTTTTATTAGCTGAAACATTATCACCATTTTTCAAATCATTAATTAAATTCTCAATACTCATATTTATTTCCTATACCTTTATTTATAATAATGTTGTTCTTAACCAAACCTTGGATCATCTGGATCCGGCATTATATTATCACCCGATTGAGTTTCTTTATCTATTTGCTTCTGCATTAGATCTATATCCTCATCAGATAACCTAAGAACATGTTTTCTTACCCATTCATTAGAAATATATGTACCAACAAATTCATCTAATGAACCAAGCATATCAAATCGCTCTTTCCAAATTTCTGCTTCTTTTAATTCAGCAAAATAATTATCCTCGATATAATCAAAAGCGATATCTTCTTTCCAATTGCCCCAATCTTCTTTAGTAATAATACCTTTAAGTATTAATTGTGTTTTAAGTAATTGCATAAATAAATCTGAGAATCTCTTCCTTAATCTATCAATAAATTTCTTAAACTTAACTTCATCTCTTGTTATTTCAGAAGCTCTACCTAAAGAAAATTGTGATTCTTGTTCTAATCTATTAATTGGAACATTTAAACTTCTATATAATTTCTTTTGGAAATAGATTATATCATCTATTTGTCCTAAATTATCTCCACCTGGTAATGTTGATATTTCAGTACCTCTTCCACCTTCTCTTCTTGGTAAGAAGAAGTCTTCTAACATTGACATATGTTTCTTATCGTCTTTTATATCACCAGTTTGAGCATCATATATTAGTTTATTTCTATATTGATTCATAATATTTTTTAGATATTCTTCCGCCTTACCTTTAGGTAAGTTACCAACATCAATATAAAATATTCTTCGTTCTGGAGCTCTACTTATTCTGTATATAACAAGTGAGTCCTCCATCATTCTAAGTTGATTTACTGGCTTAATAGCCTTTTGTAAATAACTCATGATTCTTTTTCTGGATTGGTCCATAACACCAGATGTAGCGTATGCTATAGAATCTGGATGTATTTTTAAACCTTGATTATATTTACCCATTGCATTATCTTGGAACATATAATATTCCTTCTGCTTGGTTATAACCTTAGCTCCAGTTTTAGGGTCATCCTTTTCTGTGACCTCTTTAACTTTTCTTAATTTAGTAGGGTCAATATATCTTAATTCTTTTATACCACCCTTTGGATTGTTCTGGTCGATGATTATATGATATGGTAATCTACCATCTACATACCATCTTCTGTATATATCATGTGCATATGAATTAAAGTTTAATAACCTTAATATGTGTGTAAACTCTGCTTGCACAGATTTTTTAATTTTACTAGATGCATCAACTTCATCTAATATTAAATTTAGAGGTGCTCCATCGTGGTTACCTACAATGGATTCATTCACTATATCTTCTACAGCTGCATCGCACTCAGGTTGAGATGCTATGTCTCTGTATTTTAATATTAAATCTATTTCACTTTTAGCTTTATCACCATCTATGTCTAGGTAAGCTCCAAAGTGTCCACCAGCTTGAATAACACCAGCTCCATCTTCATCTGTTTTTGGTACAAATGAAAGTGCACTTGGCTTTTCTGCTGTTTTTCTTTTGATTTCGAAACCAAAAAATTCTGCCATATAATTACCTCAAATATTATTGGAGGGATTTCTCCCTCCTCTAATATTATTTATACATCAATTAAGATGTTGTATTTGATTCCCAATATTGGATCTGTAATTCAACTTCGAATTCTTCAATCGCAGTTGCTTCATCATAGTTGAGCTCTATAGCTCCAACGTTTGATGGCCATGTTCCACGGAAATCGTATTTTTTAACAGTACTACCTGAGTTATCTAGTTGTTCAACTATCATATCTGCAAAGTAATCTGTTGGGTTTGCAAGACCAGTATTAGCACTGTGTGCATTAATACCGTTGCTCCATATTTCAAATGCGTCCCTTACTGCAAAGTCAGTATCATTTAAAACTGTGATTGTCCACGGTTCAAATGTTCTATCTCCAGCCATCATTAATTTTCTGCCTCTGAATGGTACTTCTACCATACCTAGTACAGATGCTGGAAGCTGTGCAGCCCTTACCATAAATGAAGCTTTCTCTACGTCAGCTCCTACATATGTTGGAAAGTTACATGTCACTTTGAAAAGGTTCGGCCTTGCGCCTCCGCCTGTTAGCTTTGATTTAAAATCATCTACGCCTAAAATTGCCATTATTCTCTCCTATTATCCGGCTACTTCGTTGAAGCTTACGCCAGTTCTGGTTGCAATAAAGTTAAGAGTTATGAAATTAATAGATCTTGCTGGCTTGACAAAAATGTCAGCTACAAATCTATTAGAGTCCACAACCGCACTTGTGTTATTTGAGTCATCACAAACCACTAAAAAGTCTGTAATTCCTCTTCTACCTTTCACATCTCTTAGGAATGGCTCTAATAAATTTCTAAATTGAGCCCTTGTAAATTCATCGTTGAATTCAAAGAGTTGTGCTTCTGCTGCTGTTGAGATTGCTTTTTCTATCGCAATAAATAACCTTCTTACATTAATTCTATCAAAGGCTGATGCTCTGCTTAACATTGTTTTATCTCCGAAAAGCATTGTACCTTGGCCTGGGAAAGATACTAATGGGTTAATTTGTGATTTGTATAATGAATCTCTTTGAGCTTTAGTTGGGTTATACGCTAATTTAGTAACGCCACGTAATTGACCTCTGTTGACTCCTGCAGGTGAGAACCATGCATCCGCAACTTCATCTGTGTTTGCACAAAGGCCAGCCATTAAGCCATTTGCTGGTATATATCTAAATACATCGTTATACTTATCGTATACATATACGGATCCTGAATCCATTACCATATATGATGATGATTTACCTAGATCGGTATGGTAGCCTAATACATTAGTTACAGCTGTAGCAGCTGCTACATTAGCTGTATCAGCAACTGGTGGTGATACAAATGCTACTAAATCTTTTCTGTGTTCAGCAACTTCGTGAAGTTTTGTTCCAATCTGAACACCAGCACCGACATCTGCAGGTGCAAATAATAAATTTACATCCACTGTTGATGCGTCTTTTAGTAGATCTAATCCACCAACTACTTGGCCATGAGCTACATTAGCTCCATCTAATCCACCGTCTAAATTATCTGTAATTACAGATGATGATACGGTGAAGCTTCCACCAGCTACACCAGCTAGGGTCGATCCTGCTTCGTTTAAAGCTGCAGAATGAGCTGCCCATCTGATATACTCTGATTGTGCGTTAATTACATCTTTGTAGAATATTGAAGAACCTTCTGGGTTCTTAGCATCTGATGCTTGTGATAAGAATTGGTAAGTTTCTAATACAGTGTTAGGTGTACCAGTAATTGCACCAGTTCTATCATATACTACAACATGCATTTCGTCATTAGTCGTTAAGCCTAAGTCTAGGGCTTTTTGTGAAGTACCAGGTATTCCATCAAATTGTGATGCATGTTGCCATGCGTCAAAATCTGAAGAACTAATACTTTGTGTCACAATGTCTACACTTAATGCATTACCCAAGACTCCCGGACATCTTGCTACCCATTCTCCGTGGTCTGACACGTTTAATGATGCTGCTAGATATTCCGATTCGTTTTTCAATAAGAGTTCTGTTGCTCCAACTGACGCATTACGCGCATCTGATGCTACAACTCTTACTACTTTCAAAGCGTTTCCATACTTTAAGAATGATGCCGCTTGAAGAAAGTGTTCTGCGGTGCTTGAATCTGGCGCACCAAATAGTTCAACAAGTTCGTTTTCAGAACCTACTTGAATTACCTCGTCCGCTGATCCCCATTTAAATTGCCCCGTAAATCCACCAATACTGGTAGATACCGCTGGGACGACGTTCGTAGCGTCAATTTCTTTGACTTGAACGCCTGGTGATACTTGAAATGCCATCGCTTTATCCTCTCATTTGAGTTAGTTTATATGTTACATAATACGGTTATTCACTAGTATTATTTATAATATTTTTGTTCTTAGTGGTCCGTATCGTCGTTAGCTTCGGTCACATTACTTAATATAAATTTACGGTTAGGGTTAACTGACACCTTAAATTTAGTCATTAGTTTTCTATTAACTAACATTTCAGATGCAGTATCTTTAGTACTCAATCCAATCTCCGCATTATATGTTTTATTATTAAATCTTAGTTCGTGTTCTATTACTGGCCTTTTATCAAACTCTTTAAGGCCTCTTTTTGGTTCAGATACATATAGTACTTCACTTCTAAATGCTTTACCATTCTTGGTCCATTTAACATAATCACCGTCAGCTTCCATGCTATCTACATGAAACATAGTAGCCACTGCACTATTACCTGTATCAAATTTAGCTCTAATAGGATCATCTTCTAATCCATCTAATATAACTGTCTCTATATAACCAGCTTCTAATCTCATTAGTGGTCTTCTAGCTCTTTCTCCACTAAAATAATCTATTATTGTACCAATAACAGCTTTATCATTTTTTCTACCTAATGATTTTCCAGTATTAGGATCATAAGCATTAAAATGTGATCTAATACCTGGCGAACCATTTACTTCTAATATGTATGGTTTACCTTTATGTAAACAACTATCAACTCCACAATATAAAGCACCACTGCTTCTAGCTGCATTTACTATAATATCAGCTTCTTCTCTTGATAATTTATAAGGTTTAGTTGATGCACCTAAATGTACATTGTTTCTAAAGTCTTTTTCGTCTGTTCTAACTCTTTCAGCTGATGCTATTATTTTACCATTTACGACTAATGTTCTAACATCAGATTCCATATTAAAATATTCTTGTATTAGTATTTGTGCATTAAATTTCCATAAAGATTGTGCAACCGAAACTAATGAGGCCATATCGTTAACCTTAGATACTCCAACACCTTGAGTACCTGTTAATGTTTTTATAATTACTGGAAATTTGCCACCAATTCTTTTATGTGCATCTTCTATAGATTTTTTATTTGATAAAATGGAAGATCTAGGTGTAGGTATATTATTTCTTTCTAGCATAATAACATTTGACATTTTATTGTCACATGCTAACATAGACTCTAGGTCATTTACAAGAAAGAATCCAATAACTTGTAATGATGATACAATTGCTTGTGCAGCTAATGTGCTTATGGCACCAGCTCTAACAAATATAATAGAGTTATGTGTCTCAATTTCCACTGATGTGTCTTTACCATCAGCATTTTGAATAGTTACTTTACCGATTTCAACATCTTTTTGTGATATCCAAGCTTCATCTACATTTATTAGATTATATTTTATTTTTTTATCTTTACAGACTTCTTCAGCTAAATCGGCAAAGGTTCCTTCTTCTCCACCTTTACCTAATACTACTACATGAAGCTCATTTTGCTCTAATGGCTCTTCAAACTTTTCTGTAAAATATTGATTAAATTTTTCCATTAGTAATTACTCTTCCATTCTGTTTCAAACCAGATGTTTCCATCATCGTCTTTTATATATTTATCAGCTTTAACTCCGTGACTATCTCGTATAATACCAAACGGGAGCATATCATCCTGTATTTCTTTTAATCTTTCGCGATATAATAAATCTTTCATATTAATATTTGTTAATGATTCAAAAACATCGGTTGAAGTAAACCAACCAAACAATACTAAATTCATCATAAGGTCATCGTGATTAGGTGCAATAGCTTGAAATGAGTTACCTTTAGATACGAATGTACTTAATTCTACAATCGTCTGAGCATCGTGTATCATTAATCTTTTTTCTTCGATTAAATCTTTTATAGTAGAACAACCAATCCTTTTAACTCTTTTCGTCATAGTTACGCCGACAGCATTAGCTTTTATAGATGATTCTACAAATAAATTTTCGTATTCTAGATCGTAGTATAAGCCATTACAAACAACTGACCCTTGGTCATTACTTTCAACTACTACATAAGCCTCATTGTACATCATTGCGTATTTGTATATAATGTCGGGAAATAGCATTGGCGATAATTTATTATCTCTAAATACACCAACTTGCTGAAATGGCTTTTCAGATACGTCAATTATATTAAATGTAGAATAGTCTTGTCCTCTGCCCTTTGCCACATCGACACATATAACATAACTATGTCCTTCTTTAGGCTTATCATACAGATATACATTTTCTTTTATATGTATTGGATCCTTAGCCATTTGAGCTAATAAATGATTCGCATCTATTAATGTATTACCTCGGCCATGGAATGTATTACCAAACTCTTGTTCAAATTGTAATGCAGATGTATTAGCTACTGTAGACTCTTTCCATTTTTCGTCTCTTCCTGGTACATCCCACCAATCAACTCTAAATGGTACGAATTCATTAGTTTTTTGAGTAGCACCTTCCCATAACTTATGATATACATTACCAATACCATTAGCGGTAGATGTTATTATTACTTTAGTATCGTCACCTGCAGATACTACTGGATATGTTGAAGTATAAAAATCAGCATCTTTATCTACAAATGCAAACTCATCTAAGAATAGTAAGTTAACTGATAAACCTCTTATTGAGCTTGCTGATGTTGCATTGGCTATAATCTTAGAGTTATTACTAAATTCTATAGATCCTTTATTAAGGGCCTTACAACCTGGCTGTAAAAAGAATGGCAAGTTTTCTAGTGCTAAAGTAATTCTTGCTAACATCTCTCTGGCAACTGCGCCCTTGTTAGCTAATATTGCAATAGTTTTTTCTGGATGGAATATTGCATACCATAATAAGAATACAACTGATGAAATTGATTTACCGCTTTGTCTACATGCTAATACAATATTAAATCTATTTTCGCAGAAATGATTAAACATTTTTTCTTGGTATGGGTATAAATCAAATGGAACTAATCCTTCATCAAGAGAAATAATTTTTATGTATTTTCTAGCAAAGTATGCTGGATCACGCATACACTTTTGGTATTCAATAACTTCATCTTTAGTAAATTCAGACTCTATGCCATCTCTCTTTACTGAGGGATTGCCTAAATATCCAAATTCGCTATTCTTTATCTTTTGGTGCATCTATGACTCTATCCTTATCTTTATCTAACAATAATCTTTGTAAATCGGTAGTGCTACCAATAAACACATTATTCTGCGTTAGCTTTTTCACTTCTTCTCGTTCTTCAGCTGTTAAATCTTGATGAGCTTTTTGTAGAGCCATCAATTTTTCAGTTGTGTCACCGATATCTTTTATAGATTTGGATAATACTTCAAATGCTCTGGGGTGTTCTGACTCTCTGGCTAAGTCTGCTAATATATCTAGAGACCTGGAACCTACCTTTATAAGGTTCTTATATGTTTCACGAGAAAACTCATAATCATCTTTTATATCTTTATCAATTGCTATTTTTGGTAGCTTTTCTTTCACTGGCAAATTTTTAGTCAGTGATGTTTTCATTTTTTCTAATTTATCAGTCATTAATCTACTAATGGATTATTATCAATTGTAGTAGTTACAGTAAAGTTTTCTGCAGTATCACTAGCTCCAACTGTAAAATCTATTTCCTCCATAATGTTTTGTGTTCCAAATTTTTCAATATCAACATTTACTTCTCTAATTAAACCAACATCTTTAGTTGGTCCATAGAACTTCATTTTCATAGTGAAATCAAGCTGATAAGTTAATACTCTTCGTTCTGTAAAATCTCCTTCGTATTGGTCATCAATAGATACTGAATCTAATACGATAGGAACATCCTGCTTATATGTAAAATTATCTACAGGTTTTATTGTTACTGTGTAATCTGGCTGAAAATATGGTAATATTTGTTCCATAATTTGTAAACCATCGTCTTGGTTTTTTGTTAAAATAAATAGTGACATTCCAATATTATACGATGTATAATGATTAATTGTTTTTCTTTTTGTAATATCACTGCCGTGTGTTTCTACTATTTTATTTTTCTTTTGCAATTTTTGGCTATCATCTATTTCTAATGATGTAATTTCAAATGCCATTCTTGGTAACTTAATTGCCAAAGGTGCATCAATGCCAGTTTCCTGATCTAATCGAGCTAAGAATTTTTGTTTAGGCCCATACGCTAATGGAACTTTAACTTGATTTAATATTCCTCCACTGCCGTCTTTTCGTATTACATTTATGTTATTAAATAATGTACCAAATACAGCTACTGATTTTCTCATTGTTGCGTGATAAAAGTGACCTCCAAACATTAGAATGTCTCCGATGGATCGCCGAATGGATTAGATTCGGTAAAGTCTATAAAGTTATCGCCGATTGCTTCAAATGCAACATTTTGTGCAGCTCCGTCAGAAGCTAATACCTTAGTTGTATCATTATCGCCAATATCATATACTTTAGTTATTATACAAGAGTTTGTACTTGTTTGTCCAACAAGTGGTTTGGTTCCTGAAGCTACGAATTGTCTATATGTTTCAGATCCACTAACACCAATATTGGAAACTGATATGGTTGCAGCTAGGTCTGAAGTTTTCGTAATAGTTTGTACTTCACCAAATATTTTAATTGCTGGTGTTCCACCAGAAGCTGGTACTAATTCTTGAGTTACTATTTCTGAGTGCTCAAAATGATTACCACTATTTACTGTTAGATCCATAGCTATCTGATAAGCTTCTGCACCAGTCTTATCATCTATTTCTTCGACACCAGTTTCTATTTGCTCATCAGAATATTCAAATAAGTTACATACTAATTTGTATACTGGCAAATTAGATAGTTGGAAAAACGGAGAATCGTGTTCTACATATGATATTTCAAAGAACTTATTTGTCATTGGAAAGAATAGTAAATCTCCTTCCCTAGGTTTTGATGAGTCTTCGTTTAAACCCACAGAGTGGTTCCATACCTTTCTAGATATTATAAATGTAGCTTCATCTCTAATTTCTAAACCAAATTTAGAATATAAATCGCCTGCTCCTTCAAATCCATCAACATTTTCAATGTATGCTTCCATTAAATATGCATCATCAAACTTGGATCCAGGATCCTCGTTCAATATAGTATCTCTATTTACTAACGTGCGCGGAATATAATAGACATCTTGTCCATATATTTTTAGTGATTCGACAATAAGATCTTCGTATAAGTTTTGTTCGGATCTTACTGCCTGTGAAAAATAAACATTCCTAGGCATTTTTTATCCTGTGTAAAAATCGACTGGCTCTTCCCAATTAAGTCTAACTTCTTCTTCCAACCTTTGTAGTTCTTCATTTGCATCATCAAATAGCTGTCGGCCATTGAATGTTACTCCACCTGGCATTTGCATTCCTTCAAATTTTAATAGGTTAGCACCCCATTGTCTTTTTAGTAATGCTGTTAGATATTTCTTTAAATAATAGTCGTTATAAACTTCTGTAAAAGTTTCTGGATCAATAATACGATATGCTTCAACTACTAGAAAGTCGCCTACTGCAAGTTCCTCGTCCCATTTCATATGTATTTCTAATCTATTTCTATGTTTATCAAATTGTGCAAACTTACTATCAGAATCTATAATTAAATCTAATGTGCTTAGATATTGTTGTGCCATGGAGTATTCTAATAGTGAACCCATGTAACCTAAACTAAACATATCATTTAAATGCATCTGATATTTAATATCAAATAAATTATTTGAGCTTATAGTATCTCTAATAGGTAGGACTCTAATTACTTCAGTAACTAATCCATTTAAAGTTAGATATTTATTGTTAATATCTGTTTGTGTAACTTGATGTTTTAAAAATACCTTTTCAATAGCATCTGCATGATAATGTTGATAAAACTGTAAAGCTTCATCGACTCTATCTGAAACTTGGTCATCATCAACATTAATTTCAATTACAGGTGCACCAAGTGCCCTTAAGCAATAATCAATTAATGTATCTCTGCTATTTGGTACTGCCATTTTATTCCTCTTCTTGTGTTGAAATAGCACCTACTGCGATTTTATTTTTAACGCCTAATCCAACCTCAACAACACGCTCTTCAGTTAATCCAGCATTATAATCTCCATCTGCATCAAATACTGCATTTATTGTTCTAATGTGAGTTACATCGGGTTCATCACATTCAAATGTTACTTCAACAACTTTTTCGTCACCTGATGGTGCGTCATATGTATGTGTGATATTCATTTTAATTTTCTCCGCTTTTATCTTCGAGGTCTTTTATTCTTTCCTCTAGTCTATTTATAAGTTTTTGTTGTTCTTTCATTGCTTCTACTAGGACTGGTATTACACCATCATAGTTTACAACCTTATGTTTTTCATCTTCTGTCCCTAATGTATCCACTTCATTTACAAGTTCTGGTAACACTTTTTCTACATCTTGTGCTATAAATCCTAATTGATCATTTTTTCTTTCTTTAGATTTCCAGTCAAACTTTACTCCTTCTAGCGTTAATACTTTATTTAATGAATTTTCTAAGGGGCGTATATTTTCTTTAAGCTTTCTATCAGAAGAAAAGGCTGATGAGAATGCAACAATATCATTAGCAGCATCTAATTGGCCACTACTGTTAAATCTAAATTTTGCACTAGAAGTACCTGTTCCATGAATAAACACGGCACCATCTTCTATATAAACTCTACCTGTACCAGCCATGGCAAGTATGTCTACTGCTGAATAGTCATCGTTTTCATCGACATCACCTACCCTAAGAGTATTCGCTGTAGATGATATTGCAGAAACATTTGCAAATGATAATGGAATTCTGGCAGACGATGTACCAATTGATACACCCGAGCTGTTAACCTCTAATCTTTCATTACCACCTGTAACAACTCTAAATTGATCTGCCGAATGGAATTGTATATAAGTATTTGCATCACCTTGATGTCTTAATCTTGCGGGCATATGTAAATCACCAGCATCATCTACTCTTAAACCCAATACTTGGTTGCATAATAATCTTACTTCCGCGCCACTGACACCGCCTCCGCTACCAGCCTGAATATATATTGGTCTTTCTGTTGCGTTAAGTTCTGACCTTGCAGCATCAGCGTTTTGTCTTAATGATGTAACATTACCAGTATAACCAGTATTTTTTAATTCGATATATGAGTCATTACCTGAATTACCTATATCATTTACAATATTACCAGTTGTTTGTACAAGACCAGTTTCTCCACTTACAGTTAATAAATCTTGATTAGTAGCGTTATGTCTACCAATTACAAAGTCAGCACCAGATGAATTATTATTATTAGAATCAAGGTCAATATAAACTGCTCCATAAGAACTAATCATTAAATCATCATCTACGGTATTACTTTGATTCCTTGAGCCAATACCATGATGAGAACTACCATCTCCATAGAAAGTTATATGACCCCCTCGTGGTATTTTTATACCACCACCAGATGTGCTAGAACTATTAAATAATTGTATAGTACTACCATCAACCGTTGTAATGTGGCTACTAGAGATAGTTCCTATATTAGTTAAATTTCTTGATGAATCTATAACTGTGGTTGTGCCAATTCTTAGACTTGCGTTTTTAATATCAACTGTTCCACCATCCGTTATTTCTAATCTTTTTGTACCTTCATCTGTTTGTAAAGAAAGACCACCTGAACCTGCTGCTTTAATGTCATTACCAATGATGTTTCCTGAGACTGTTAAAGTACCGTTTATTGTAGTTGCACCAGTATGACCTAAATGCTGAAAAGATGTTACTCCATTAGACCTAGTAACAATAATATTAGCACTGTTATTTGCATCATCTGATACACCAAAAAATGAATCAGTATCTCCACCAAACACCTGGAAGGCATAAGCATTATTAACAGAATTTATAGTCACTAAACCATTTTGATTTATAGTCATTCTCGTACTTGGACTTCCTGTTCCTACCGCAGTACTTAATGATGCATTTGTAGATGGTGTAATAACAGAATTATAAGTATCGAATACAATATTGTTACCGATCATTCTAATTCTATCTGAACCAGAAGAACCTTGTACATCATTATATTTTGCTAAAACTAATTCTGATTTTTCACTGCCACCGTAAATTTGTTCTCCAATATAAGAGTGATTAAAGTTACCAGGCTGATCTCCTGTTGTTCCCGAAAAAGCAATAAAATTTTGAGAATTATTAGTAGCTGCAATTTTTATACCACCAAGTAAAAACGTAGAACTGGAAGAGTTTATTCTTGCTACAGGAACTGTACCACTTGTAATCTTAGAGCCCGCTAAATTAGGAATCCTAGCGTCTGCGAATGTTCCTGCCGTAATCTTGGACGCATCTAAGTTTGGTATTCTAGCTGCTGCAAGAGTTCCTGAAGAAATATTACTAGCATTTAAATAATGTGAACCATGTTGTCCATCAAGAGTATCTGCATCTAGACCTGAACCTGAACCGTCATTACCAGCATGCCATGCTGTGCTTCCGTTTATTAATACACCAGTAGGTAAATCCCATACTGCACTATTTACATTAATGCTACCTAAATCTCTATTTCTTGAACCAGTAACACTTGTATTCCAGAATCCATCAAACTCAATATTGCTGCCTGAGTTCCAACGTATTTTCATACCATAGACGCCTTGTTCACCAACCCCGATTGCAGGTTGAGAGCTTGTAGTGCCATGCATTAATCGGATTTGTCTGTTATCACCACTATCTTTTATGACACCAGCTAATGATAAAGTTCCAGTATAAGTATCGTTTGCATCACTTCTTAAGAATGAACCACTGTTAACACCATCTAATGTATCTGCATCTAATCCTGAACCGCTACCATCGTTACCAGATGCCCATACAGTTCCTATATTTGAGCCTATAGTTGTTAATCCACTTGAAGCACTATGTATTCTAAATTCTTTTCCTGACTGAAGAGTGTGTACTCTAAAATGCCCTTGGTAATTATCTAAAGCAAATGATGAATGTACACCACCTGTTGGTGCACCAAAGTTTATTTCTCCACCTTCATTAGAGGTTGTTCCTCCCAAGGTAGGAGTATTAGCAAATGTAATTACGCCTGTTGCAGTATCATTTGCATCACTTCTTAAGAATGATGAACCTTGTACACCGTCAAGTTTATCGGCATCTAATCCTGAACCTGAACCATCATTACCAGCATCCCAAATTTTATTACTATTACGATATAAGAATGAACTAGTATTTGTGTTAAAGGCGATACCATCGTTTGAGTCGTTTTGAGACTTTATTAAAAGTACAGATCCTGAGTGACCTCCAGTATTTGTAGTATGAATTATCTCTGCTACATCAGAAAAATCAGTAGTTCCTTCTTTATCAAATCCTGTCCATCTGATACCAAGAGCTTGGTTAGTAGTTGTAGGTGTTGTGTCAAACGCTATTTTTTTATTAAAAGCCCAATAATTATCGGCTTCGTCCCAAAGTAGAGATGCACCAGAACCATCAATTATAATACCACTTCCTCCTGAGTTAGCTTCCGTTTGGCCTCTACCTAATGTAATTGTTTTATCAGCTACATCTAAATCGGTAACTGATACAGTGTTAAGATCACCAGTAATAGTTAAGTTGCCTGTAACAGTTAAATCATCAAATGTAACATCATCAGTTGTTCTTAAATTTTGGTTCATTAAATGAACTTCTGTTGCACCTTGTCCCGTATTAACTGTAGTGAATGTTACTGCATCTGATGTTCTAACATTTTGGTTCATTAAGTGTACTTCAGTTGAACCCTGGCCAGTATTTACTGTAGAGCATGTTACACCACCAGTAATATTAGCAACACCTGTAACTGTTAAGTTACCTGATACTTTTGCACCACCATAGACTTCAAATTGATCAGCATTACTTGTATAACTCCCAAATCTAGCTATAGCTGTATGAGAATTTGCAGTTCCATCAGTTTTATCGATATAAAGTGGTATTCCACCACCTTCATCTCTTTTTCTAAATCTGTGTTCGAATCTACCGTCGGAATATGTTCCGTCCAGTGTAAATGTAAGACCAGTATTATCAGTAGTTACTGCAGCTGAACCTACAAATAATTGCAATGCTTTGGCTTGTCCTGAAGTGCCATCACCAATAATAACATCAGAACCATTAAATTTAAGATATGGTTGTGATCCATTGCCATCTGCAAATAATGTTGTTTGGCCACCATCATCTTTAAGTGCAGCTCTGAATACACCAGCTGAAGTTCGTAACTCATATTGAGTTCCGTCTAACCTAATTCTAGTACCTTTGACATGCAATTTATCAGCTGGAGCTGTAAGTCCAATACCAACATTACCACTAAATTCTGCTATCCGTACTTCGCCATCGTTATCTATTTCAAGAGATGGTACACCGGCAGAATCGTTTACTGCAAATATTGTTCCAGTTAAATCGTTACTAATAGAAAATAATTGACCCTCGCTTCCATCAAAACTTAGTGTAGTAATACTGCCATCAAATTGAGTTTCAAGTGTAATTGTATCACTTGCACTAGAACTTGCACCAGTAAACTCCTGTTTTGGATCAGCGGTAGATGACCCGTCGTTTGGGGTAATTAAAATATCTTTATCAGTTAATGCCATAAATATGTTTCCTTTATACTATTTATAAGTATTTAGATTTGGTTGAGTTATATATTGTTAATATTTCATTTGAAGAAAGTTCTCTACTATAAACTCTTGTATCATAAATTGTAGAGTTAGCACCATAACTTCCTGAATGATACTCTAAGCCTATCTTTGCATTTGATGTACTAGTATTAGATACATCTCCAGTCGAGCCAGTAGCAGTATTAACTAAAACTCCATCTAAATATATTTTTAATGCTCCTGTACTACTATTTCTTGTAGCTGCTATATGATGAATACCAGTATTTTCTAATGTTGTACCACCTGTATTTAGTAATGTATCGCCCGTTCCATCTGCATTTGCAACCCAAAATGCTCCACCTTGAGCATGGTATGCACTCATTAATTTCATACCTTGTCTATAACCCGTATTTGTACATACAATAGTTTGATGTGGACCATTTCTACTTAATTGTTTAAACCAACTCATCATTGTAACATTACCATCGCAATCAGTTGCTAAGCTACCACTGACGGATGCATAATGAGAACTACCAGTAAGATTAAAGCTTGCATCAGCCAAATAGTTAAAATCATTAATTGTAATTGTATTATTACCACTCAAATCTATTAATCCTTCAGTAGAACTTCTAGTACTTACAGGATCGCCTTTTGAGTCTTGTACAAAATAAGATGGGTTACCTTTTTCAAATTGTAAGTTATCCATTTTAACTACACCGCGAGCATTATAAAAACCATAACAATATATTTGTACATGATAACTCATATCCATATTCGACGGTACTGTAAATGTATGATATACTCTTTGCCATTTATAAGGTATAGTATTTTTTGCAGTTGCACCAGTAGATTGACCAGCATGAAACCCCCTAGTGCCAGAGGTATTTCGCATATATAAACCTGCTCGAGCACATTTATCAATTCTACTCGTCCATTGATCCCATGACAGAGAAAACGTATCACCTGCAGCTAAATTATAATTGGTTAAACTTTGGCCTAAACCAAATGAGTTTGCTTTCCATTGGGCATCAACATCATTCATAAAAAAACAAGCTTTTCTTCTTTGAAAATCCCACTTCCAATATCCATGATGTGTTACTTGCCAATTACCACTATTAACTCCAGTATTAACGTTTGTTGATAATGTACCACCCGTAGGCGAATTTACAACTACTCTACCAGGATGATTTTTATTAAAAGTTGCATCATTATTATAATTATGAAATGATAAATTCTCTTTGGGTTGATGAATAGAATTTCTATGATAACAAAAATTAGTAGTAGGCTTACCTTTAAATGACTTACGGCTATCCATATCCCACCAAAATTCTAGATTAGCATTTGATACTGGACTTCCTATTGCCATTATAAACCAAACCTTCCTTTATATGAATTGTATAATTCTTTTACTTCTGATGCATTTAAAGTAGCTTCATACATTTGCACTATATCCATATAACCATTCCAATTGCCACCTCTGTTATTAGTCGCACCAATAAATAAATTGTTAGTATTAGTAGCAGGAATTACTTTATTTGAACTTCCTACATTTCTTTCATCAACTAGAGTACCATTTAAATATGTCTTTACATTATTTGATGAATCATTGCCATTGAATGTTACACAATAATTTTGCCATTCATTAGTTCTATAATCTCCAGTTGTAGAACCCGTTTCATTATACACTGTATAATCTTCACCAGCTATTCCCCATCTTGGACCATCTGTACCAAACCCTGTACCAAAAACAAATCCTGCAATTCCATTCCAACCATTACCAGTTTCCCAACCATAATTTGGATGATCAACATTACCTGCATCCTGAAAATAATGCCACCAATTCCATGTAGCATTTGATCCTTGTGGTACATATACACCGCCACTATTACTTGTTATATTTACAGGAAAAGAAATATATGCAGTTCTATCAGCAGCATTTGTATTAGTAAATTTTAAATGACTTGAGCCTAATGTACTATCTAATGCAAGAGTTCCTCCACTAGCAGTTGTTGCTGTTCCTGTTTGTCCACTTACCATTTCAGTAAATGTTGTACCAGAACCTGAATAGCATTTTGTATTTAATGCATCAAAGCTAAAGCATAGAGCGGGATGTAATTTAATATTATTTCCTATCATTTGTTTTCTTCGTATTCTTCCTTTGTAATTTGCACGAACAATGGTTCGCCATTTGGATCTAATTCATTACTATCTATTACAAAGTACTCTCCGTCTATTTCTATATATTCCATTATCTAAACCTATCTGATTGTAAAAAGCTATTTGGCAGTGTATCATTTGTTGAAGGTATTTTTCCAAAAAATAAATTATCCATTACATATCTTGCTGAATCTCCTGCCTGTTCTGTCCTAAAATTATAATTTGATAAATTCATAAACCTAATATATTTTACTCCGTATCTAAATGTAGAACCACTACCTCTTGTTTCTCCAGTACATACTGCAGTATAAGTAGTCCAATCTTGTGGATATACTGGTGCACCCATTGCATAGTTATATGTACCACCAGCTCTACCGTTAGCTACATAAGTACCTACAGGATATTGGCCGTTACCATCTTGTAAATCGGAAAAAGTAGGTAAACCACTATTTAAAGCAATTGACCATTCTCCTCCTCCTAAGTTTGTAAGAGCTGTAGTTGAATAAGAATCATTAAATGTAGCATGTCTTGTGTAACCAGCAGAATAAGGATATGATCCACCAAAATACATTATACATCTTTGATGACTAGATGTGCTTGTGGAAAATCCTGATGCATCAGCAACGTATATGGTTGTATCGCCAGGAGATGCTGCTCTTGTTAATTGAGTATCTCCAAAGCCTTTGCAATGCCTTAAGTCAATAAAATTTTTATTTTCATCGTAACCTATATAACCTAAATGTCCACTTCCGTTTCTATTATTATAACTTTGTGTAATTGTTTTTATTGAATACGATAGCTGATAAACACATGATGTATCTACATAAATATATTGCGAACCTGTAATTGTATTACCATAACGATTTCGGTTCATAAAGAACGAACCACCATTGCTCAAAAAGTCACCAGAAGTAGTTCTTATTGAATCAAAGATAGTAAAATTAGTAAGGTCACCTTTTTGAGCTGCACCATTGTCAAACAGGCCCGTTGTTCTTCTATTGTATGCTATCGTCATATTCTACCTCAAACCTTTCGACATCTTTACGTTCGGCTTGTATGAAATAGAAATATTGTCTCATTTCTCTTTCACATTCAATATATACTTTATTATCTTCTATGTTTTCTACCCACATATTATTTTGACCACCGATTGGAGTCAGCTGAACAGTAATTGTATCTTCGTGAACAAGACCTTCCCAATAATCTGGCAATTCTATTATATAGCTATTTGTTTTACCTCTAATATATACGGCATGCTCTGGTCCCTCTAAAACACCGTGATGTAAACGCATACCTTCTTTTGTCGGATGTTTTATATCAAATGATTTAGCAGTTGCTGTAAGTGTTCCAGTAACATTTAAACCACCACTTGTATCAAGTGTCATTCTTATTGTACCATTACCACTTCCACTTGTGAATTGTAAATTACCCGAAGTATTTGTTTGGTCATTTCCAGATTCATATATTTGCCATTGATTACCACCTGCCCACTTAATACCTTCAGTAACTCCAGGATCATTAAATGTAAGTCTATTAACACCAGTAATATCAAAGTTATTCATGTTTTGAGTTGTGGTTGCAGTAGTTTTTGTTAATGCAGATGCTTGAACACCGTCAACTGTATCAGCATCTAGACCTGAACCTGAGCCATCATTACCTGAATCCCAAACTGTATGAGCACCATTAAATCTTTTAAATGATCCACCATCTTTTGGAACCATTAAATTCACTTTATCTGTGCTTGGGCAATAAACAAAGAAGTCACCTGCAGATGTATTATAACTACTACTCTGTTGTGCGGTACCTATCCTTGCGTTTTCTGTTCCAGCATTAAAGAATCTTACTTCAGGCCATTGGCTACTATTAATTTTAATTGCTCTTCTTGCACTACCATTTCCTATTGTAAGTGGAAAGTCACTAGTACCAGTAAGTGTTATATTACCAGTTCCTGTATCTGCTGCATCACTTCTAAGGAATGATGCTGCATGTAAACTATCTACTGTATCAGCATTACTTGCTGTAACATCTCCAAAGCTTAAAGCACCTGACCCATCAGATATTAATACCTGGCCAGAAGACCCATCAGATATTGGGAATGTATATGCTGAATTAAAAGTAACTGCTCCTGCACTATTTACTGCTAATCTTATTGCTGTTGTTGTACCGTTAAATGATCTTACTGAGAATGTACCATGTGAAGTACCATTTTGACTAACTAAAGATAATTCACCACCTGATTTATCAATAAATGCAGTTTGATTTGTTCCGTCTTGGTCTTGTAAAGCTATTCTAACATAGTCACCAGAGCCTCCATAAATACTTAAGTCAGCCGCTGAATGTATAGCACTAGTTCCTCCAAGTATGACAGAATTATTTGTATCTATTCTAATACCATCTGTAGCACTATCATATCCTAAATGTAATCCACCTGCACCCTGTCCTTGTATTGTTGGAACTGATGAGAATGCTGGGAATAAATGTAAATGAGCAGAATTGCCCGTTCTTATTATCTGTACTCCTGAACCATCTGATGTATCGAATGTATGTCCAGTTCCTACTGCGTGGAATGTTCCTACTGGTGCAGCGGTTCCTATACCAACTTTACCAGCTGAAGTAATCCTGACATCTTCACTTCCACTTCCGTAAAATCTAATATTACCAGAAGAACCTGGATAGAATAGCATATCAGCAATTAAACTTGTACCCTGTTGACCAAATATGAAATGACCATTACCTGATTCATGGTGGAAGATTTTTCTTAAATATTCTCCAGAACTTGATAAAGAGTACATTACTTTTGTTTGAGGTAAGACTAAAGCTGCATCGTTTACAGTATCAATACTTCCTGAGAAAGTGCCACCATTTAATTTAGTAGTACCACTAATATCTAATTTAGCTGTAGGTGAAGTAGTTCCGATTCCAACATTACCACCATTTGCAATTGTCATTCTGACAGCATTACCTGCACCGAATTCTAGTGGACCACTATTTGTGCCTTCTATAAATTGTTGTGAATTACCCCATTTTAATCTTCGACCACTGTCAATAAACATAGAACCATTGTTAGCATATATATCTCCAACAACTTGTAATTTTAAAATAGGATTGTTTGTTCCTATACCAACATTACCTGATGAATCAAAGCGAACCTTTTCGGAATCTCCTATTACACCACTTCTACCAAAAACAAGTTCTCCACCAGTAGCGGAATATGTATACCAGTGACTTGAGCCATCATCAGAAGAATAACGCACTCCAAATTTACTTCCTGTAGCTCCAAATGCTCCTACATGAATATTACCACTACGTACATTTAGTTTTACTCCTGACATATTTGCATCACTTCCAATACTAACATTACCAGAAGAATTAATACGCATTCTTTCTGCGCTATTAGTAAAGACCCTAAAAGCATGAACACCACCAGTTGACAAAATAGTTCCATCATTATCTGCTGATACATTTAAAGAAACATCAGTTGTTAAATCTCTAGTAAATTTAGCAATACTAGAATCGCTTGAAAAAACATCTAAAGAAGAAGTAGGACTTGCAGTTCCAATTCCAACGTTGCCACCGAAAGGATTTAAAGCAATGTTTTTAGCAGTTGGTGAGCCTGCGCCATCACTAGCTTGAATATCAGTTCTTGATCCGTTTCCACCAAACATTAGGAAGGATCCACTCGCTCTATTTTTTATAATTAGTGATCTGTTAGAATTAAACTCTGAGAGGTTAGCGGCATTAGATGAGATTTCTCTCTGAATAAAAACTCCGGTAGCAGAAGTACTGGTATGTAACTTATGAGTGGGACTTGTTGTACCTATACCAACATTTTGGTTAACATTAATCGTTAATCCAGTTGTACCAGCAGTTTGTAATTGAAGTGTATCATTACCACCAGAGGATACAGCATTTATTAAATTATGTTTTAAATCTAAAAAGTTAGTTGCGTTATATGCCGCTCTTATTTGTGGAACATCAGAAGCATTTGAACTAACCTCTAATTTTCTGCCTGGTGAAGTCGTACCTATACCAACATGGCCAGTTCCGTTGTCAATTCTCATTCTTTCAACAAAGCCGGATGAAGCTACTGGATTAGACGCTCTACCAAATACTAAATCATCATTTGTAGATGTTGTAAGGAAAGCTACTCTTTGACCTGTTAAAGCGGCAAAACCACCTCTTGATTGCGCGCTGTAATGAGCAATAAATGCAGCATCAGTGCCCTTAGCTTCTACTCTATGTACTGGGCTAGATTCACCTATACCAACTCTACCTGACTGATTAACTGTAAAAGTTTCTGTCAGAGCATTTCTAATAACAAAACGAGGTACACCTGACGAAGCCGTTGCATCAAATCCGTATGTTCCATCATTATCATCTAGGAAGAACGTAGCTCTTCTATTGTTAGCGCCTTCCATTACGTTAAGTGTATATGCAACTCTTTGATTATTTACATTTGAACTTACTACTACATGTGTGTTTGGACTTCCTACTGATGTTTGACTATTATTACCAATCGTTAAAGTACCAGAGAATCTTGAGTTTGCTCCAGCTCTTATTTTTTGGTAACCATCAATTACAACATTACCTGTTGTAGCTCCTGTACTTGAAGCTGTATTGATGAAAGCAAAGCTATCTTCCGATTCATCAAATATGATACCCATATTACTACCGGTTGAGCCTCTTTCAAATATAAAACCAATGTCGTTTGTATTAGAACCAGTAAGACCTGAGTTTAATTCGATTAAAGCATCAGTAACAGTTGTGTTAGTTGAACTTACAGTAGTTGTAGTACCATTTACTGTTAGGTTACCAGCAATAGTTGTATTTCCAGAAGAATCGACTGTGAGCTTACTTGAATTATTAATTTTTAAAGATACACTTGCACCAGCTTTAGCATTTACGGAAGTTGCACCTGTACTATTTTGATTTAACGCATAGTTAGTTGATGTTGCATTATCAATATGTGAGAAGTAAGCATAGTCTGTAACAAAGGCACCAATCTTAGCTCTACCTAAAGTTGAAATAGTATCAGTATCTGAACCTACACTTAAACTATCACTAACGACTGAGCCAGTAACATCTATGCCAGATGCATTTGTTTCTAATTTTAATACTGCATCGTGATATAACTTTACTGCACCATTATGAAATGCTTGTAGCATTGTTTCATTGCCAGTTGAGCTTCTTAAATCGACTCTATTACCGTGTAGAAATAATGAACCATTTTCATTTTTAATTGCAAAATATCCATTAGAATTATTATGCAATATAAATGAATTATGTGGATCGTGATAAATTTGTAAATCAGCACCTGCACCAAATGTTGCTTTAATACCATCACTATGCTTAGTATCTTTATCAAATTGAGTTAAACCTGTGCTTCCATCTAGTCTAATATAATCTGCAGTTCCACCACTTCCATCATCTGATTGTAATACAATATCTCTGTCGTTATCTGTTTGTCTAATTACTAAATGACCATTTGCATTATCTATGTATGAATCAAATCCAGTATGATATATTGCTAAATCATCACCAGTACCTATTCTTAATTGCTTATTATCATCTAAGGTTACATGTTCACTAAAGCTAGCTTTACCATCAGCTGCTATTGTAAATCTATTTGTATCATTAGTCGCAAAATGTAATCCCTTAACAGCTAATCCATTAATGGTAGTTGCACCTGTTGCAATTATTCTTGGGTCTTGATTATCAGCATTTGATCCACCCTGATCTCCATTGTAATTACCGAAATGTAAACTATGTCCCGTCTTAGCATAAAGTTTTGTACCACCGCCCCAAAGAATTCTAAAGGTATTATCTCTACCATAAATATTATAATCGTGAGTATTTCCTGAATGTGTTAAAGTAATAATTCCATTTGAAGTTTTTAAGTTAGTACCAGAAGTTATTGACCCTGTACTTGTAATATTTCCACTACTGATAGTACCGATATTAGTAAGATTTCTAGCAGATGTAATAACTGAAGTATCACCGATCTTAAGATCACCATTTGCTATATTAAGATTACCTGTGCTACCAATAATTACATTTTGCTGGTCATTTGTTCTAAATGTCATAGAGTTAGCAGTATGGTCATAAAATATCTCACCAGTATTAGGATCAGCATTATCACCAAAAGCAATAACTCCATATCGCTTACCATTACCTCTGAGTGTGATACCCACACCATCACTTGCTGAATTACCACCTCTGATAACTAAATCTTCAGCAAAACTATAACCCTGACCATCGGGATCAGTGGTATTAATACCTACTTTGCCTGTAGCTGAAAGCTGTCCTGTAACTTCAACACCTGCTGCTTTTGTTTCTAACTTCTTAGAAGTATTATGATATAGTCCTACAGACCCGCCAGGAACCATAAAGGCCATTAAGTTATTACTATTATCTAGAAAGTTTATAAATGATCCGTTAGACTTTATATTAAGATTACCAGTTCCTGCATCTTGAATATAACTATCTGTACCATTGTGATAGATTTGTAAATCGCCAGAACCACCAAACATTGCTTTTTTATTATCTGCAAATATTATATCTTTTTGGAAGTTTGTATTATGTTGGGATCCATCTAGGAAGAAATAGGTTGCAAAACCACCTGAGCCATCATCACTTCTAAATATTACATCCTTATCATCAGCTAAATTTTCAACATATAAATCCCCAGTTGCATTTTGTATATGAGAATTAGAACCATTATGAAATAATTTTAAATCTGAAGAATCACCAAAGACGGCTTGACTATTATCTTGGAAAAATAGTGTATCGTTTAAATGTACTGAACCTGATGCATTACTAATAACATCTACATCAAGCGTTCCAGTAATTTGTACACCAGTTGAGGTTGTTTCAAACTTTTTGGAATTATCATAATATAAATCTACTGAACCATCTTTAGTTGCGACAACCATATTTTCGGTGCCTGTCATCATCTTAACACTTGTGCCATTTGTTCGAAGTATTAAATTACCTTCGGCTACATCATCAAGAAAACTATCTGTTCCATCATGGAATATATGTAAATTACCAGTAGCACCATCACCAAATTGTATTTTTTCATTATCACCAAGGTTAATATCTTTAAAGAAAAGAACTTTGTTTGATGTAACTAACATCGGGTAAGTTCCACCCGGCGAACCTGCACCAATTGCAAGACTACCTATTAATTGAGTAAATCTACCGAATTCAGTGCCACCATCTTTTAAAATTATATCTGCACCATCTGCATCAAGGATAATATCACCACTAGCGTCTACAAGTGCTGCTCCACTTCCGCCATCGATTATTTTTAGATTTGCGCCTTCTACATCAAGGCCATTTTTGACTTTAAAATTGTGATCTGTTGCCATGTTTTCTCCGTTTCACTTTCCACGGTAATTATTGTACTATACTATTTATACAACTAATGTATTTAAACGTTGATTGAATGTGAAATAACTTTAAATACCATTGCGTCTGTAGATGATGGTGTAGCTAATAATCTAAAGTTACCTGAATCAATATCAGCATCAAAGGTTGCCTCTACAGCTGCACCAGTAAATATTGTACCAAACTCTGTAATATTAGCTGTTGTGCCATCATGTAATGCTAGTAATTCTGTAGTATGATATGTATCATCTGCACTATTAGTTATTTGAATAGTAAATCTTGCTGAACGGAATGTAGTTGCTGACATACTTGCAACTGCGACTTCAGTTGTTGCAGATGTTGAAGTTGTTGTTGTTTCTATTCCATATTCTTCTACTTGAAGTTTAGCGCCTGGTGAAGATGTGCCAATACCTACTCTATTAAGTCCACCATTAACAACGAAACAATTTGAATCGCCATCCGATTCAACTCTAAAGTCATAATCATTACTGCCATCATTAATTACTATTTCACTATCTCTTACTTCAATTCTTTCAGTGCCACCAGTTACGACTCTCCATTGGTTATTAGTATGGAATCCAAAGAAGGTATCACTATCTCCTTCGTGTACAATAGATGCTGGTATTGTTATTTCGCCATTTACATGTAATGCAGTTGATGGGCTACTTGTTCCTATACCAAGCTTTCCGTCTTCCGTAAGACGCATAAGTTCTGTACCGGAGCCACTATTTCCATTTTTATTCCATTCAAAAAATCTATTTGTATCATCATTATCGCTATCAATATTAAATGTCATATTTTCAAAAGCATTAATATGACCACTGCTTGTATCAGCAGTACCTAAGAATAGTTCTCCACCTGTAAATGTTCCCGTTCCAGTTACGTTTATTCCAGTAGAAGTTGTTTCTAATCTTGCTGTACCATTATGGAAAAGATAAACTGCTCCACCATTAATGAATGTTGCAAACCTTGTTGTATCATCGACATCACCTATAACAACATCATCTTCAGCTAATATTTTAATATCATCAAGAGTATTCTTTATTACTAAATCTCCTGTTTTATTTAAAATATGAGTATTTATAGCATCGTGGTATATTTCTAAATCATCAGAATTTCCTAAACGTATTTTAGCATTATCTGCCATATCAAGATGGTTTGTTAAATCAATAGCGTTTGCTAAAATACTTGCTCTACTATATGATACATTTCCAGTTGATGACCCTGTTGCGGTTGTAGTACCAAAGGCTACTTTATCTTCACTTTCGTCCCAACCAATAAATACATTGTTTCCTGTTGTACCTCTTTCTAATATTAATCCTAAGTCATTTGTATTTGCACCTGTATTACCAGAACCTAATTCTATAAGAGCATCTGTAATTGTTGTATTGGTAGTACTTACTGATGTTGTAGTTCCACTGACCGTAAGATTTCCACTTATAGCTAGGTCACCAGTAACCGAAGCTCCAGCAGATGATGTCTCAAACTTTTTACTATTATTATGATAGAGTTCTACCGCACCATCTGGAATAAACTTTGCACAGTTTTCATTACCTGCTGCATTTTGTATTCTTGTTTCACTTCCTAGTAATGCTAAAATTCCTGTTCCTGTATCTTGAATATAACTATCTGTACCATTGTGGTAAATTTGTAAATCATTACCAGCACCAAGTTTTAATTTTTTATTATCAGTAAGAGATATATCTCCACCTACAATCTGATTACCATTTGCGTCACCAATAATAATTGCAGTATCAGAAGGACCAGATGTTATAACTAGTGAACCTAAGAAGTTAGCTAATCTACCAAATTGAGTTCCATCATCTTTTAATCTAATATCTCCGCCACCAGCATCAAGCGTAATATCGTCAGCAACATCTATTTCTAATACCCCAGCTGATCTTAAAAAGCCATTTGCCCCGTTATGGAAAAGTTGCATATCATTATCATTACCAAATTGAAGTTGTGCTCCATCACTCTTAAGTGCAAGAGATGTATCATTTAATAATTGTAATGAATCAGAACGAAGTCTCATACTGATGTTATTTGCACCAGCTTTCTTGGTCATAAACTCTATAAGACCATCTTCAGTAGTATCAGTTGCATCTTGTATTTTACCTGTAATTTTTGCATATAGAACATTTTGATCTTGATCATTTTCTCCTGTAAATTTAATCTGACCTAAATAGTCTGCATCTGCTGGAGAAGCTGAGTCTCTATTAAACTCAAGTATTGGACTTGCTAAGGCACTATCTTCTGTACAGTTTAATAATAGTGAAGCTGTTCCATCAACAGCATTATTTGTAATTTCTACTTGACCTGTTGCGGCTACTCTAAAGTAATGTCCACTTCCGTTCTCTGCTCTGATTGCATAACCACTATCTTGTCTAATATCTAGTTTAGCGGCAGCACTTGTGTTACCTATACAAAGATTACCTCCACTGTCTATCCTAGCCTTTTCATTACCGCCTGATTGAAATAATAAAATACCTGTATTTCTAGCATTTAAAGTTAAGCTATTTGCAATGTTATCAATTACATCATAGACTCTTAAATTACCATCCGCCTCAAGTAGCATACGTTCTGTACCAGCTGTATCAAATCTAATTGTATCATCATCTGTACCTTCTTCTACTTGTATTTTTGTATCAGCATCTGCATCAGTTAAAGAAGCAGATGAACCACCTCCTCCAGTATCATCTGCAAAAGATAATACTCCAGAACCATTTGTTTTTAATACCTGACCAGCATTACCGTCTGCGGTAGGGAATGTATATGCTGTATTAAATGTTATAGCACCTGAACTGTCTATTCGCATTTTTTCAGTTGCTTCACCTCCACCATCAACAGTTGTTCCAAATATTAATCTACTTGGTGCATCAGCATTAGCAATTGCTGCACCATCAGCCTGTGCACCGATGAATGCCATTTCTTCAAAGTCAGTTCCATCAAATCCAGTAAATCTTATAATACTACCTTGACCATTAGGCAAAGCTGAACCTGAAGATGAGTTATCTCTTGCTCTTAATTCTAATAAATTAGCAGTGCCATCTCTTTGACCTTCAATAATTACTGAACCTGTGGTTGATGCTGGATTACTTGTATCTACAATATGAAGTTTTTGTTCAGGTGAATTTGTTCCAATACCAACATTGCCATCGGCATCTATTCTTAATCTTTCAGTGCCATCGACACTCATTCTAATAGAACTACTGGCGCCTTGATTATTATGGTCGGCTGCTAATACTAAATTGTCATGACCCGTAATACCTATAAAGTTATTTCTTGGAGAATCTAATGAGTCAATTCTAATTGTTGTATCACCACCTGAAGCTTTTGATACGTGTAATTCTTGTGATGGTGCAGTAGTTCCAATACCAACTTTTTGTTCAAAGGTTATATCTCCATTTTGACCAACATTATATACAACCTTCTGTGAACTTGCATTTTGATTATCTGCTAATAATTTTAATCTATTTTCTTGTCCTGAACCTGTGCCGAAATACTTTAATGAATATCCATAAGCACCAAAATTAGTTGCCCCTGCATGTTTATCAGGCGAGTTTACAGAATCACCATCTATTCTCCAAAGAACGACATCGCTACTACCGCCACCTGCACCAATTCGCAAAGCAGTTCCACCATTAGTTTGATGTAACCTAAGTGTATTTGCAGTATTTCCAGTTGTTCCACCTATATCTAATTTATATCCTGGCGAACTCGTTCCTATACCAAGACCTGTAGCATTTATCCTGGCCTTTTCTACGTCATTAACTTGAAATGCTGTAAAATCATCTGGGTTTAATGTAAGTGGACCTGCAACATTCTTAATTGATGCTCCACCACTTGCACTCATTAGCCATTGATTATAACCAAGCTTATTACTAGTACTACCGAATTCAAGTTGTTGGTCGAAGTCAGTAAATTTTAAATGTC